ATCCAGCCGCACAGGCTCCGGCTATAGGAAATCCTAACTCTGCTACTAATTTGAAAAAGTCTCCCATTTTTTGCTCCAGTGTACTGTTATTTACTGTATAGTTAATAGAAAAAATATACGCAGTTAACTTGACATGCCGGATTAAATAAGTGTACAATGTATAATCCGACTGTAGTTCAATGGATAGAACGGCTCTCTCCTAAAGAGTAAATGCAGGTTCGATTCCTGCTAGTTGGACCAACTTATAAAATAATAATGAAAATAGCTGTTTTACTGCAAGGTGACCCGAGGTTTTGTTTAGAATTTGATCATTTTTTGGAAAAATTATCCGGTTATGATCAAGTAGATTGGTTCTGTTATCTATGGGGTGATAACGATACTACCTCATTTTTAGTCAACGGTAGCGGGCATAGAGTTATAGCGCCGGCCTGGCAACAGCCCGATCCTGTATGGGCGTTAAACAAGCTTCAAAGTAATCTGCCCGCCAACCATACTGTGGTAGGGTTTACACTAGCAGAGCAAAAACATTTATCCTGGCCCCCTATATTAATCAATTATGCAAGTGAAAGCCAACAGCCTAATGTTTGGAAAATGTGGTACAGCCAATTCAAAGCTAATGAGCTAAGAGTGGCTCATGAACAAGCTATGGGGTTTGAGTATGATCTTGTGATCAGAACACGGCCAGATGTTGCGTTAAACGATCAAATACATTTACCATCGGTTAAGCAATTGCTGGATACACAGCCTAATCTGGTATTGATGCCACGGGATCATCTATGCGGTTATGGAGTTGCTATATGCGACTTGTTTGGTATGGGGTCATCGAAGAACATGACCATATACACAGATATCTACAATCAGGCATTAGATCATCATGCTCGCGGTTGCAAGTTTCATCCTGAAACTATGTTAGCTCATCATCTAAGGCATAACGGTTTAAATTACGGATCTTATAACTTTGGTATAGAGTTTCGATGGTTTGGCCTTTGGCATAATCGAACCACTGGCCAAACATTTAAATCAACTGAATCGCCCGACTGGGTACAATGTGAGTACCATTCTAACTTTGGGCGCTGGCAATAATCTCTTTGATAGCTTCTATGTAATCACTACAGATAGCATAACACTGGTGCCCTAAAACTGTTTTAAGTTCTGGATCTTTCCATTCTGGCATTAGTCTGATGCTACGATCAGTTAATTCTTTTTCTGGGTATGTCCAAATGTAACCGTTGCTGGTAATAACACAATCGTCATTCTGATGCCAAAAATAAGCAAGGTCTGTAGTAGATAGATAGTGTAGTGCGGTTAGATTTTTAGCGTGAATCCATAGCCCCGGTCTTTGTATGAATTCTTCTTCTACTTGGTAGTCAGGATTATCATGTCCTAGATAAAACTTGCCGTCAATGACCCTTAGGTCAATTTCGCAATCATACCCGTTATGTAATGCCAATATAATTTGACTGGGTAAGTTTTCTAATTTTTGGTCTGGGCCATTTATTAGCCCTCGGTGTGCAATTAATTTCATCTTACTACAAATCCTTTCTTTTCTAAATCTTCTACATCATATTCAAAATATGGATAATTCATAAACACAGGCGTAGCAGGTCCAGTTGGCGGATTCCTGAACAAACTATGATACCATCCATTGGCTTCGACGCCGGGCCATTTGGTAGAGAATACTTTGGCGCTGTGATCTTGATATCTATAACCTCTAGCATCGCCCGGTTTACGATCAATCCTAGTGGCCACTGTAGTGGTAATGTTTAACATTCGATAATGATAAAAATCATTAATGGTAGTTTTATCCCTATTAAACAACCATGCTCTTAATAAGAAATCAGCTTCGTAATATCCTAGAGAACACATACTTTCATCAAACAGCCCTATAGTCTTAATGGCATCGGGCAGTATGCTTAAGAAACAATCACCCCAGCTACACTGATAAAGGGTATATTTTTTGTGTACCTCTCGAAGCTTTGGTCTCCAGTCCTGATGCCACACACAGTCGTCCTGACAAAGAATAATTTGTTCGCAGGCAGGATCTTTAAGATCTTTAAACCCCAATACCAAGGCCTGATTCCAATCTCGGCCTGGACTGCCGCATCCCCAATCTGCCCGTAAAGATTGATGGTGTACCGTAACTTTGTCTTTAAATCGGTCATTCAACTCGAATTTAGTTGAATGATTATTAATTATATGTACATCAATCTCTCTGGGATCAACATAACTGTTAAACAAACTGGTTAAGTTTTGATCCAGGTCGCTGGGGCTGGCATAAGTCAATATAAAAATTTTAATCATTTTCACATTGCACAAATATTATTTTCGCCAAGCAAACCCTATTCCCCAGTCATTTGGGCATACATTTTCTTCCACATGCCACTTGTCTCTGTTTAATGCTTTGACAAAATAGTGCGGGCCAGGGTGCTGAGTTGTATCGTGCCACCCAACGATTCCATCTTGAGTCAACAATTGAGTATAATCCCATTCTGTCAATACAGCATTAATACTGTGCCAGCCATCGATAAAAATAAACCCAAAATTTGTAACACCGAATTCTTTAATTTTAGCAAGGTTACTTTCTACTTCCATACTTGACGCTTGTATTGTGTAAATATTTTTAGAAGGATCATTAAGGTAAGACTTGTCCAATACGTCTATACCTATATAAATTGTATCAGGGTGTTTATTATCCAAGATAACACTGGTAGTTGTTTCTTTGTTAGATTCTCGGTTAACACCAATTTCTAATATTGCCTGACACTTATCTCTAACACGTAATAACCGCTCTTTTAATGCGGCACAGTTATCGGAAGAAACTTCAATAGAAGGATATGTCCATCCCGCTGGTGTTTGTATCCTTCCGTGTTCAAAATCAGAGTCGTCAAACCCGCTGTGTGTTCTAATGTCGTGTGTTAAGTCTTGAACCCATCTCATACATATTTCCTTTATTTTTAACTTAAATTATTCCTGCCACTACAGGATGATGATAGTGGTTATCGGTATACTGAGATCTACCTTTGGTAACAGCCGGTGAAGTCCCGGCCAATATATGATAAAAATCTCCGCGAGTTTGTTTTTTTCCGTTAACTGCCAAATGATATCCTAGTATATGTTCCGATGCCCATGAGTGAATATCTTCTTCCCATTGAGGACATACTTCTGGAACATATTTGCCAAAGTTGTCTGCCATCTCAGAATAAAATTTTATTCCATCGTGTGTGCCTACAACAAATTGATCACATACTTCATGTCCCGGTATACCATGCACAGGTCCCAAAGGAAACACTAGTTCATTATTTACTAGATCTAACTGATCAACATGTAAATTTTTTTCAAGCATTCCGTCGGGTCGTACCTTTATAATTGCATCGTATTGTTGATCAATTAAATTGAATGCCATTTGAGTCGACTGCCACATGCCTAATCGTCTCTTATATGCCCAGTGAACATTAGGATAATACTCCGGAGGGTGATTTAACCTGTGCGGAGGAAGATCATACTGTGGTTGATCAATAATTTGTAACTTAGCTAGCCTATATTTTTCAGGCAGAATTGTTTGTATCCTTCTAGCACCTTCATAGACATCATTGGTCCACCCAATATTCCAAAAGCTAAAATACAAATCTGCTTGGTCAAACCCCTGCAGTTGTGAGAGCAAGACTAAAAATTCGTGGGTAAATCTAGGCTGTCCGCCGGCGATCAGGGCAACTCTCATTCTGTAATTTCAATCCAAAAATGTATGCCATCAATTATATGTACTTCCAATCCCGTGCCTTCAACAGCATCGAATGCCGCTCTTCGAACATCTTCGGCAAAAGCATCATCACCTGTAATGACTCCACCAACTTTCATTTTAGGTAAAAAGTTTAGGATGTCTTCTTTAACAGCTTCATATGTATGATCGCCGTCGACCATTAAAAAATCAATAGTCCTATCTTGGAATTGATGTACAGCGGTACTACTTTTCTCTTTGATAAGATTGTAATAACCTTTAACGGGTTCCAGTCTCTTGTGAAAGTCTGTTTCACTATAACCTTCAAACACTGCGGGCTGTTCTTTGGCAGACTCTGCATAGTGCGATAATAGTTCTTGCGGATCAACACAATTAAAGTTGATTTTTTTACCGCTGTTGGCAATTTCTACCGCCATGTAGGCAGTGCTTCGTCCTTTGAAACTTCCGATCTCAACAAAGACTGCACCATCCTCTGCTCGTGCTACTGCATCTTTATAAAGATAATCGTAACTAAACCATCCATCAATATTTTCGTAAAAGTGTTCCATATTTAAAAGTACCTAATGTTCATTCTTCCGGGGTAATTAATTTCTAAACGTTCAAACGGTTCGTTCTTACGTGTCTCTACCCACATCGTTTTTCCCAGTGCTAATGCTACAGCACAAGGTGCGCTCATACTACAGACAAATAATTCACTGCCTTGTATAACACGAGCAAGTTCCATAAAGTCCGGTGTACGGTAATGCGGTACCCGGACCTTAAAGCAATCTTCAAACCAAGCATGTTCGCTTTCTAAACCAACATATACTGCTTGGTCACATAACCCTCTATCAATCATATCCCGCCAAACGGGACTGTCCAATTGATTACCATCTTGATAATGTGGGCCTCTGGCAATTACAATAGGTCGTCCTGGAAACTTACGCACTTCGCGACATTCCATATAAGGCTCTACCTGTAATTCTCTGTAGTGCAAGTCCATGTCAATACCTTGAGCTAGAGCATGTTGATTTGGAAAATTGCGTGGAAATCGATTTGTTTCTAAATTTAGAGCCGCATTTTCTAACTCATGGTCGATATGCTCGCCCTTCCACGGTTTGAAATCTGTGATGTACTTTTGATGCAACATGAACTCACGCATAATCTCATAATCATGTTCAGTCATGCGACCACTGTGCCTACTGCCTGGAGTTAGTCCCCACCCTAGTTTTTCATGTAACATATTTTCTAGGTTATGCAATCTTAAATAAAATTCACCACCGCCTAGTATCTTGACAGCAACACAACTGCTAAAGGTGTCTCCGGTGGTTCCTGAATGGCTAAACGTTTTCATACTTTCCTTGCATAAAAAACTAACTTACCGGGTATAGGCCTAGTGACCTTTGATATTTCAAAACTATTTTTATTCAGTACATCAATAAACTGTGCTTCTGTGAAAAACCAAAGATGTTCGATGTGCTTCCAATGATGTTGCCCCTGCGGAGCAAAGTAATCCGGAAGATCTATAATAGCCTGCCCGCCTACTTTTAATATGGTGTGAACTTTTTGTAGAGCATCGTTAACGTCAACCATGTGTTCAACGCTGTCATGCATGGTTATAAAATCAAAATGTTCAGGATTAAAATATGTATTATCCAGTGTTCCTCGGATAGTAACATCGTCATCGCCTATGTCTAACCCTGGTTCAAGTCCTATACAGCTAAGGCCTCTACGTCTAGCCTGATGGACAAATGCACTATTACTACTTCCAATATCCAATCCTATAGAGAACGAGGGCAACTTGTAAGCATCTAATCTCAAATCAGATACTCTGCAATCATGATCGTATCGTTCCTGATATGTCATTGTACCTCTATTTTTTTGATAGACCAAATGGTAATCATTTTTATAAAAATTGAGATACTTTTCAGGTGTCCAATCTTTTAGATGTTGGTGAATAACATTGCATTTTTCACAAGTAACAACCTCTAGTTGATTAACAGTCGACACCGAGAAATCACTGTCGTTTCCACAGGTGCATTGTTTAATTAAATTATTTGTTAACATTAGTCTCGGTACAGGTCAGTTACGTGAAATGCCGCGTCCGGAACAATCATATGTTGCCACTTGTCTAGATTTTGTGTAATGCATTCTGGGAAGTAATCATCTACTATCACATATTCAAAGCGTTCAGGATTACTGGGTCCATGGTGCCCGCACTTGTTTTTTACAAACCACTCGACATCGTGTTTGGCAATCATTTCCGGAGTGTCAGTTTCAGTGTGAGCAAAATTTTGAATTTTGGTGATAGCATGATCATTATCACCAAAGTAGGTAAAATGCCACCCTGCATGATCGATGAATACTAGATCATTTGGTTTTTGTACCCAGGGGAAAGTATATTCACGCTCTTGCTGTGCATGGGTGTAACATCTGGCACGAGTTACCATGATATTAGGTTGTTTGATCAGCTCATGGATCTTCATGTAATTGATCTTGTATTGGAACATAGGAATGGTTAAAATATAACGATCCCAATTGTTCTCATCTTCTTTGATCATAGCAATAGCATCGGCACGTGGAATTTCATCAAGGTCGCTGGTAATAATGATGTCATCGGCCGCAACATCAGTCAATCCTTTAGTACATGACCAACGCTGATATTTTTCACGTACCCAACTATCCGGAGTGTCTGGCATGTCATCCACTTGTACTCTGCGAATCTTACTAGCGTACTTGGCAAAGCGTTCTTTGTTGTTTTCAAAGATATATTCCTTGGGCTTGCCACTGTGACTCATATTGGATTCTGCTAGGACAAATACGTCAACAACATCCCATAGTTCTTGTAATCTAATTTCTAAAACATCCAGTTCATTGAAGAACGGGAAACAATCATAAACTTTCATCTTGTGTCCTGTATAAATTGTTGGCATTGTTGTGCCAATTGTACCCTTGCGGGGTTAGGTAGTCCGGGCCAGTGTATAACAAAGTCTCCGGGATACCACTGACCATCTTGCCCCAACAGATCTATTCCTTCTACATTATACATTTTATAGTCGTAGGAGTTCAACCATTGTTGTGGAATAATTTTAAATAGATCTTGGAACTTGGGATAAAAGTCAATAACGGCCTGCTGTTCAAACCATTTCTTGTCATCCTTGTATTCTTTCTTTTTGCTCAGTAAAAACTCTAACCATTCACGTCCTTGAGCACTGTTACGCACAATAAAACTGCCTGTGTTCAAGGCCGCAATGTCAGTGGGCATAACAACATGATAATCGTTGTCTACTAGATCTTCTACCTTGATATCAAAGTTAGTGATCATGGCGTCATTGTCTAACCACCATACCCAGTCAACATCGGGATTATTTTTCATTATATCCAGTATGTGTACAAACTTGTCAAAGTGAACTTGTTCTGGACTAAAGTTATCTGTTTTAGCCTCAGCCAGGTACCCATGTTTTTCAGCGTACTTGACTTTGTTGTTATACCATGTTAGTTCAGCAAGGTCGGCATGCTTCTCGTTAAAGATACTAACAATGGCCATTTTAGGTTTGTTACTATCTTTCCATAACTGAGGTACGCTGTCCCATAACTCATCAATGTCAATATAGGGATCTTTTCCTGACTCGTCCATAACGTGAAATGCCAGGCCGGGTATGGGACTGAACAAGGCAACATCTTCTTTGTTCCAGACTAAGTTGATACTTTTATTTTCCACATAGTCTGCCTTTTGATCAGTTAGAGTAACAACATCTTGAAAGTGATTTCGGTATTTGTCATATATAGCCTTGCTGGCTAAACAGGTGTAGGTAGTATGCCTAACTGTCCTGTAATGTCTATAAGGACCATGTAATAAGAAACTTGGATAAATTTCGTACTTGTAACGCCATACATCATCATGTGGATTGACAGCAACATACTTACCAGTCCTTCCTTCAAAATCATCAACAGTATCAATCATATCGTGGATGGCTTCTGGATAATGCAGGTAATCGTCTTCGACATGATACCACAAGTCTGAGGCCTTAGCTTCGACTTGTTCGAAGACTTTCTTCATTGTATAGGCATTACCCGTACCACCTTCTACTGGTATAAACGAGGTTTTGAATTGACAGTGCGATAATATTGTTTTTATATCCGCTACGCAGGCATCGTCACTGTGGTCATCTAACACTATTAGTTCAACGTCATGACCTTGTACATGATTGATACTGTCGACAAGACTACTAACACATACATTCACCAATTGAGATTTGGGGACTTTAATATAACGACCTGCTCCGGTATCATTTATCATGTTTACTCGAGTGCAGGTTCGGAGGATAATCAGTAGGTTTCTTTTCATAGTAATGCACTATTTAAACACCTTGAGAACTTAAAGTCAACGATTCTGACTGGATAAGTAGCTGTATGAAAGATTTATTTTTATTAAATCCGTATAATGCAGTAGAGTTCGAAACCCAATTCCCAAACTCTCCTCTCTATCCGCGGGCTTTAGAATTCGCCAAAAGATCATCAGAGTTGGCATTGAAGTTACATGAAGAAAATTTCTGCCTAGACTACGGATTTGATGTTCACCCACGGCACTACATGACTGCAAGGCTACGATTGAATGCGGTATCGATGAGTGTGTTTTATTACATCGAACGTCTATTGGAAAAAAATCCTGTTAGGGTAATAGATATAGGATGTGGAGAAAATTTATTCAAGCATGTTATAGACGGACTCTATGGAATTGATCCAATATTCCCTCAAGCTGACGAACAGGCTGAATTTACCACAGACTGGGCAACAGAACACAAAAATAAATTTGATGCGGCCGTGGCCATTAATTCTCTGCATTTTAACCATCTAGCCCAATTTGAAACCTATATAAAAGATTTTGCCAAAATAATTAAACCCGGCGGGAGAGGGTTTATTACATTTAATTTACCGAGGTTAATCAAAAACAATTCCACTACATTTGAGCAGGCCGCAATGCATTGTGATAAAGTTATACGAGATTTCGATCTTAACTATATTATAGTGGATCAAAACTATCACGATAATGAATGCAGAGCCAACGGAAATATAAGATTGGTATTTGAAAAATGACTCTGGTCACAGTGACATACCATGCAGAAAAAGAAATGATGCGACTTCAGGCAGATAGCCTTGAATTATTTTTAGACAAGCCATGTACGCATATTGTGATTATCCAAGATAGAGTAATGACACGGCATGAATGGTGGTCGTATCTCAAACCGCATTATAAAAAGCATAGACTTAAACTCTATTCGATAGAAGAAATCTGTCGATTAAACGATGACATGGGCGGATGGTACCAACAACAGTTGGCCAAAATATATGTATCCTGGTCAGTCGATACTGATTCGTATCTAATACTAGACAGCAAAAACTTTTTTATCAAACCTACGGATTTGGATCAATGGGCTGTACAAGAAGGCAACGGATTCCCTGCCCTTCCAGAAATTCCATGGAAGCAGGTACTGGACATACCTTTCAATGAGATGATTGAAGACTTTTGCCGACTGATAGAATTCAACACCCAACTGCCCAGACCTGAATTTTTTCTAAGGCCGCATCCTCCTTTTAAGATAAACACTGCCCATGCCAGGAGCATGAGTGATTACGATCTTATCCCATTGTTTACCTATGAGGGAGTGTTGCCCAGTGAGTTTATCCTGTACCAATACTTCAACAAAGATACCTGTAAAGACGATCGTAGGATGTGTGAAAACTTCTTTACGCCCGAACAGGTAGTGGATAGGATGGATCTTGCAAGGATAGCCCTCCATGATCAGACCAGAATGCTGGGCATTCACCAGCGTAGCATAAGCCCGCAACTTAGTGAGAAGAAATTAGTTGACTGGTTGATCGCAAGAGGATTTGAAAAAAATGTTGTGGAGTTCCTAGATATGTGGCACATTTACAACAACAAGGTTGACACAGAGACTAAATAAACTTATACTAGAGACTAGTTAGAAGTTCACACAGTAGACCAAACTTTTTTGTTCAAAACTTAAAATAGTGGTTGACAGCAGAACTAAATAACTGTACAATAGATACATAAACAGCAATAATGCCGTTTATGAAATTTTAGGAAACATTGGAAAAGCAAATGAAAAACTGTTCGATACATTTACAAACACAAGGAAGCGCCAAACAGGCGGGCTTTATGCCCTCTAATTGGTTTGCGAATCTGTCAAGTTATGATCGCACACCAGAGATTTGCCCGGGGTCCCAGGAGACCATAGTGTAACGCAAAAGTACACAATAACTCCAAAGGACCCCAGGATTAAAAACCCTGGGGTTTTGTTTTTTCGAGTGTGAATACGTGGTAACGAGGACCACGCCCTGCACTATAAACATGGGGCGAACGGGCGGTGGCGAGGATGGCTTATCTTCTTGTAGATAAAAAAATTCGTCATATTAAAGCATACTATTCGCAGGAGGACAATGCCTCTGTAGCTACTGGGAACTCAGCGTGAAACTGGGGTAGTGCGATTTCATTAGTATGTTTTAATATACACATTCTCTTTCACCTTACGACGGTGTCAAAACGCATAGCGGAGAGTGTGTTAACAAATTGGAGGCGTGGCAGAGTGGTTGATTGCACCAGACTGTAAATCTGGCCCCTAAAAAGCGCGGTGGTTCGAATCCATCCGCCTCCACCAAATATGTAGTGTGTTCCCTGTTGCCGGCTGTAACCCGGTAGGCCTCGTCAAGCAGGGTGGTTGCCAAGTGGTTCGATTCCATCACGCTACACCAATTTTATCTCTGTGTAATGTCAATCTGGTAGACGGCCTGATCTGGAGTCAGGAGGCTGTACGTTCGAATCGTACCATGGAGACCAATTTAATGCACCTTTAGCTGATGTGGTCATAGCGGCGGCCTGAAGAGCCGTGGAAGTTGGTTCGATTCCAACAGGGTGTACCAATTTAGCCGCGTAGCTCAGAGGAAGAGCACTCGCTTGATAAGCGATAGGTCGACATTTCGAAATTGTCCGTGGCTACCAAGTTTTGTAAGTGTCAGCAAGAGAAAGACTCGCTAGGAAGATTCTTCGAAGGTCAACCTAGTGCAAAAGTAGGACGGGTTCAAGTCCCGTAAACGCAGTGGAGCACCTATGTCAAGTATTCCAAGTGACTTACCTCCTCCCGTCCGGACTTGCATGAATCGGGTGAATGGTTGCGATTACAGAGGTGCAACTACTTACAAATTCAATTCTATTCCGCAGAATCCGAGCATGGTGCACGGACTTGACTGTTAATCAATGATTAGCTGGGATCGTTACCCAGATGCGGAGCCATTTAGACTTCTTAGGTGTGGCTATGTTGTAATGGTAGCAACCTAGACTGTGACTCTGGTAGTTCGGGTTCGAGCCCCGATAGTCACCCCTAAGAAGTTTTTTATATCGCGTTGGACTTCTGGGAGGTCAGTAGGCTTTCAACTTACGTAGGCGGGTTCGATCCCCGTACGCGATACCAAATTTTGGGCTGATAGTGATAATGGGAGCACGCCGCGTTTGCACCGCGGAGGTCGGGGTTCGATCCCCCGTTGGTCCACCAAAATAAAATTATAGTGCGATGGCAGAGAGGCCCAATGCAGTGGATTGCAAATCCGCAAAACCGTCGGTTCGAATCCGACTCGCACTTCCAATTTATACCGTCGTAGGACTCTGGGAGTTCACCTGACTGTCGATCAGAATTAGGCGGGTTCGATTCCCGTCGGCGGTGCCAGTTTTAGGTTCCTTACAGCAAACTTTAAAAACTCAAACTCGAAATTTGATCTCAAAAGCGGAACCTGTTTTATTTTACCCCTGTCGTATAATGGATGCATACACTGTGCTACGAACGCAGGAATGGAGGTTCGATTCCTTCCGGGGGTGCCAGTTTAGGGATAGACGATAGTTTAGAGTCCCACCCAACCTAGCATAGTGGCTCAGCTATGTGACAGCGCAAGAACGGTTAGGAGTGGTCTTAGACTTGGCTATTCGAGACAATCCAGCGAGTCTTCCCAGGAGGATAGTTGGGCGCCCAATCTATTCAGTTCCTTAGTTTAATGGCAGAACAATGCCGTGACATGGCGTAGATGAAAGTTCAATTCTTTCAGGAACTACCAAGTTATGTATCGCTAGCTCAATTGGCAGAGCACTGGTCTCCAAAACCAGGGGTTGGGAGTTCGAGGCTCTCGCGGTACGCCATATCTTGCTCTTGTAGTTAAATGGTAGAACACTACTTTGGTAAAGTAGAAATTCAAGTTCGATTCTTGACTAGAGCACCAAATTATAGTGATGTAGCATAGCGGCTAATGTGCCTCCTTCATACGGAGATTATCGTCAGTTCGAGTCTGACCATCACTACCAAACATGGAAGGTTATCTGGGCTGGGCCCGGCACTGTCTTGAAAACAGATGGATCGGTGATGAGCCGGTTGGAGTTCGATTCTACCATCCTTCCTCCATTTTTAGGTTGCGTTCAGCAAATTTACCAATTCAACTTTTAATTGAAAAATAAGCAACCTGTTTTATTGTTGGGGGTTAGTTAAATGGTATAACAGCGGATTTTGATTCCGCTATTAATGGTTCGATTCCATTACCCTCTGCCAATATTTATTTGGAGTAGGTTCGATCCCTAATGCGCCTGCCACTATATTAATTTTAATATATCTTCTGCTAACTTTTGATTAGACATTACACCAGGGTGAGCCAGGTCTCTGGCTAGGTCCAATCTTTGAAAAAGGTTACAGTCATGTTTGACAAATTTGATTTGATTTTCTGCACATACCTGTTTTATTGCTAATACATTTTTAAGGCGATTATGATATGGATTAGTATCATCAGATCCCCATTCGGCCATAAAATTAGTAAATTGTTCAGCATGGTGTTGAGGCGTGATCAAGTGTATCATTCCAGACGACACTATTTCAAACCTATGGTACGGTGTTACTAACAATACAACTAGCTTAGGTTTAATTTTTGGGATCCAATGAACCCCTAATCTAAAAGCAGTGTCATTAGATCCGCCGCCCTGCCCAAGATTTGCTGATTTTAAATCAAGAGATTTGGCAACCAGTGAAGACCAAGTTTGTTCTATAGGCATGCCGATGCCTACAGTAAAACTACAACCTAAAAACATAACTGTGGGATCTGATGAAAATTCGTCACATCTAAATCCTTCAGAATTAAAAGAGTAATTGAATTTATTATCAATCCACCCGTGCTTTTCAAGTTCGGATCTGTGTGATAATAAATTTTCTTTGTATTTTTCTTGGGTGTCCCCGGAAACCCAGTCTACAGATTTTTTTGAAAATCCTTTGTATATTGAATTGTAATTAAGTCTATCCATACAAATATTTATTAATAAATAAACACACATATAACTTATGGAGTTTGAACAACTATGATGCTACTAGACTGGGTTTTTGACACACCGAATCAACGATTAACTTGTAAAATCGGAGACGATTTAGAATACGAGGCCTTTGAGGGCGGAAGTCTGGGTTATAAAAAAACCTATCGAGGTGAAGTCACTGTGCTTACTGAAAACGATTGGTACGTTGAGAAGCGTTGGATCAGTGATAACTTCAGCGACATTGTAGGTGTACACGAAGAAAATTATGAAGACCCCATAATTGTTGAACGAATTCCGGGACGTATAGAACGATGTACCAACGGCGTAGGACCGGATGGTCGCTATCTAGATCATTTGCAAAGAATGCAGGCTATACTAGAGTGTGAAGACACCGCTGAAATTTTTCATCGAAACAATACTATTTTTGAAACTCCGGATCGAGGAAGGACCATCTTCAAACGTACTCCTACCAGAGATACGCACTACGAAGACATGACCGATCCCGATAGACAGTGGACCAACATGGGCATGCCCTGCATGATGCAACCTCGTGCCAAAGGTTACGAACTTAGCTCTTATGAAGAAATGCTAGAGTTTGGAGTGCCAAAAGGCATGGTTGATATTTGTCGTGCAGGTAAATGGGATGAACCGTTACGCCCAGAACTGCAAAAGCATTACATTTATCCTACAAAATAATTAATAACAGCCCGGATCAGGGTATGCGTTTTCTGCGTATCCCCAGGCCCGCTCTTGGCATTGCCAGCACTGATTACATCGCACAGTTTTTTCCGTACAACTGTGTGTAAGCGACACAAGGTCGTCTAGATCCAAATCAATAGATAATTTCACAGTTTCTTTTTTAGTCCAATTGATAAATGGTTGGAATATTTTAAGAGCTCGTGTACGTGCAGGAGCTGAACTAAGATTTGTCAAATGTGACGGATTAGTAGTCTCGGCGATGATTATATTCGGGCAAATGCTTACAGCATGAGCAATCCCACTTTTGACCACTTGATTATGTGCAAGATCGGGATCGCCACATATTGTAGGAGTTAGGTCTAGACAAAATCTGTTACCCACCCATGCGGTGACCATTCTTGAATATCGTTCAGAATCATTGTGTAATGGTACTGTAAAAGTACTGATGCTGACAGCAAGTTTGAGTGAGGACTTTACTAGACACAGACTGTACAACAAGACTGCACTGTCAAATCCGCCGCTGACCATAACTGCTACACGGTCTTTAGACTGTAGATAGGGCAAGGCAATAGATTCAAATTCAGTGTAGAGCATTTGACTATTTAGGCAATTTTAGACTTGACACAAGGGTAAAATGGCAGTACAATATATACTTAGACAGTTAGAAATAGCTGTCATAGCTCTTTAAAAATTAATTGCAATTTTTACGTCCCGTTCATCTAGAGGCCTAGGATATCGCCCTTTCACGGCGAGTACACGAGTTCGAATCTCGTACGGGACGCCAACTTTGCCCGAGTGGTGGAATGGTAGACACAGCAGACTTAAAATCTGCCGCATTCAAAAGCGTACCGGTTCGAGTCCGGTCTCGGGTACCATTAATTATGTTGTCAAGGAAAATGGCTGTGTTCACCAGCCCAGTGTCATTCAATGCAATATAGGTGAGTGCCGGCTCATTGTAGAACTTAGTTCTGCTATAACCTTAACCGAAGCGGAGACGACGAATCATAGACTTAGCGGTCTTAGCAATAAGCGTCCTGGACGGTATCAGAACTTCAATAATATTATGCTAAACATAATAGAATATGATACGGTTGACAAACGACAGTAGGGCGATTACTGTCCATAACTCGACAATATAATTAATGGTCTCAAAGTGTTCATGGACGCACACAACACTGTCACTGTTGAAGAAGGGGATCGTTACCCCTTGAGACCGCCAAATTTTTTAATGTTCAAAAGGAGAACGACATGAAACGTGCTAAACGTTAGTGTCATCCTAGACCCCCGTATGGTCCTGGATGGCACGTAAAAGAAAATCAATTACGAATCCATCCACGCTAAACTTTAGTGGCGAAGTACCCGGCTCTTAACCGGACTAACTGAGTTCGATTCTCAGAGCGTGGACCATATGGGGGTATAACTTAACGGCTAAAGTAGTAGGCTTTTAACCTATTAATCAGAGTTCGATTCTCTGTGCCCCTACCATATAAAAACACATTTAGCCTAAATGTAATTTAGGTTGTAAGGACTTCACACCACTGTCGAGAAAAGTGATAAGTGTGTTTCTATATGATAAGTAGAGTATAATGCCCCGGTGACGGAATGGTATACGTGTTGGTCTTAGAAACCAAATCCTAGGAGTTCGAGTCTCCTCTGGGGCACCAAATTATAGTGACGTGGGTGAGCGGTTTAAACCACCTTCCTGCTAAGAAGACGATTCGGCATAAACCGGGTCCGAGGGTTCGAATCCCTCCGTCACTGCCAGTTAGAGCCCTTATAGTTAAATGGTATAACGGCGGTTTTGTAATCCGCAATTTGCAGTTCGATTCTGTGTAGGGGCACCAGTTTTAGGTTAATTACAGCGATTAAAAAAAATGGCTGTCTGCTAGGACGTTAAACTAGTATTAACCTGTTGAAAACCCGGGCACTCCTGCCCGTTAGCGAAGGAGGGTGGGGCAGTCACCATAGAGAGCGCCAGGTGTGTAATGCATTGACCATCCGTACTCTGTAGAGGAGTGGCGGGAACGCATTAGGTGAGGTATAACACCTTTCCAAAAGAATAAATGTTATGGACAGAGTAACTGCTCAGTCTAGGGCCTATGTGGTGTAGGTAGCTAGACACTTTATTGAAGCGCATTGTGGAGAGCACTGTGTAGATTGGGAAGGTTTGATTCCGACTCACTACATCACTCGGTATCCTGCGGCCGCAACAATGTGTTTCAATAAAGTATGCGGGGTTCGTATAGTGGTAATACCTTAGCCTTCCAAGCTAATGCTGAGAGTTCGATTCTCTTACCCCGCTCCAGTTTTTTAAAAGAGGACAATATGAAAGTAAAAACACTTAGTCGTGGCACAGAGATAGATATTGAAAAATGTGTTAAAAATTCCGGCAATGATAGATTTTCTATGGTCCTGGCCTTGGCCACTCGAGCCAGAGAAATCGCAAGGCAACATAAGAATAGTGAAAGCAGAGATCAGGTATATCCATGCGTAACTGCTCTTAAAGAATTTGAGAATGGTGATTATTCTCTCAAAGACTATTTGAAAAAAATTAGATAACGGTTTTTGCCTCGTTAACTCAGTGGTAGAGTAGCGCCTTTACACGGCGAATGTCGGCAGTTCGACCCTGTCACGAGGTACCAGTTTATTCGGAGTGTAGCTCAGTCTGGTAGAGCACTGCGTTTGGGACGCAGGGGCCCAAGGTTCGAATCCTTGTACTCCGACCAATGTCACCCTTACACACGGTGTACAATAGGATAAGTAGTGTGTAAACGAATATCGCGGGAAGGGTCTGGTCACCAGCGAGGTCTCATAAGCCTTTGCCATCCTTGGTTCGAATCCAAGTCCCGCAACCATTTTATTCCCTAGTAGCTCAGCGGTAGAAGCACCTGACTGTTAATCAGGGTGTCGGTGGTTCGATCCCACCCTGGGGAGCCAATTGATTTTGTGACGACAGTTGGCCGCAGGCCGCGCCTATATCTTGTCCAAAAGAATATCTTTGCCTAACATCAAAATCTAGATTCCTAAATCGATCAACTATTTCTTTAATTTTAGATTGGGGTGTACAGGTAAACATTGCATCGGATATAAAATTCCAAGGTATTATCTGTATAATAGAATGCTGTTTGTATGGTGTTAATTGATCTATAACTGTTGAAATCTCTTCATCGGTATCATTGACTCCAGCCAGCATGGTCAATTGATACATGATTTTTCGATTGGTTAATTGTGCATACTGTTGAGAGCGTTCGATCAATTCTTGTACACTCATTAAATTGGCCATGGGAATTATAGATTTTCTAGTGGCATCTATTGCAGAATGCAGGCTGACTGCTAGTCTGGGTTTAACCACTGCAGATTCTAATTTATCAAAAAACTTATCTGTGCCTATGCTACTGACAAGAAGTTTATCTTTATTTTTTCCTCGATGAACAAATTCTTCAACTGCCGTTAGTACAGCATCAATGTTGTGGGCAGAATCGCCCATGCCCATGAACACTATAAAATCTATAAATTTTTGTTCTTCGGCGATGGTCAATTGATCGATAATTTCGTCAGCGGATAAATTACGCTTCAGACCATCTTGACCAGTTTTGCAAAAAGTACATCCTACTGCACAACCTACCTGAACGCTGATGCAAAGTGCCGACGGTCCCAGTGCAGACTCGGGCATTATCACACTTTCAACAACGGCTTGATCATGCAATGACAGGATCAGTTTTTTACTCAAATCTTTACTGGTGTATTCTTTTAAGATGTTAATCATAACGATATTTATTCCCCCGCTAGCTCATGGAGAGCAGGTCGGCTTATAACCGATTAATCTAGATAAGGTCCAGGATGAGGTTCGATTCCTCAGTGGGGGACCATAAATAAAAACATGCGGGATTAGTTTAATGGTCAAACGAAACCTTGCCAAGGTTTAGTCAGGAGTTCGATTCTCCTATCCCGCTCCAAATTCTTTGTACCATTGTCTGCTCCGTCGAATATCTTCTTTGGATATTTTTTCTATAGGAGCAACACTGATAAACAATCTCGGAACCTTGACTCCTAAAAGATTGTGATAAACACTGACATCTAATCTAGACCAGCAGTCTGGTGTTAATGCTTCCTTACTGATCAAACTAGCAGGATCGCTAGTTTGATAGTGGCAAGAGTAAGCTATTTCTCCAGGATAGTCAATTAGATAATTATAAACTACTGATCGACCATAATCAATGTGTATGGCGATGTCCCCTGATATCAATTGTACTTTTGTATGGTGCGGAAAATCAAATATACTACGAGTGTATTCTGAGATTGATTCAGTAGCATCAAAGATTTTGTAAGCTGAATAGTCTTTAAAAATAAAAACATTTGGATTGATCTGTGTGCTTAACTTTGCTTCTTCGATCAGTTCGGCAGGCAATTTAGGCAAATCCAAATATTCAAGAAGTCGGTTCATACAAATATTTAGTTTTAGGATGATTACAGCAAACCATTTTACTCGCTCCACATTTCGCGAGGCCGTCCATTTGGGGACATTGTCTGAAATAGGGTTCGATTCCCGGCCATGACAGCTCATCCTGTTTTATTTGACCATCTAGGTTCTTTTCAGCAATCTTATTAAAATCTTTCTGTAAAAAAGACGGGCCAGGTTCGAATCCTGGGCACTGCTTGGTCAGCGGTGTTGGTGTAGTGGTAGCACAAAAAATGAGAACCTGTTTTGCCTCGTTACGCTAATTGGTAGTGCGGATAGATTCAAAATCTGTTGGCTCTCAGTTCGAATCTGAGACGAGGTACCATAAAATAAATACCTGCATGACTAAACGAATACTAATCATGGGATTGCCAGGCTCAGGTAAAACAACACTGGCACAATGGGTTGTTGACTACCTTCAACGGGAAGGCAAGCGCATTGGTTGGCTCAATGCCGACGATGTACGTAAGAAGTATGACGATTGGGATTTCAGTGAAGCTGGACGGATTCGCCAGAGTAAGCGTATGCGTGAACTTGCCGATGCAATGTCAGATATGGACTATGTGATCTGTGATTTTGTAGCACCCTTGGCCGAGATGCGCAATAACTTTAAAGCAGATTGGACCGTTTGGGTAGACACAATACGTGAAGGACGTTACGCCGACACCAATGCCATGTTCCAAGAACCCGAAGTCTATGACTTTAGAATCACCGAACAACGTGCCGAATGGTGGGGCGAGTTTATTGCCGCACACATTTTAGACAATCGTCGACGCCCGGTGTTTGATTGGCAACGAGAAACAGTACAGATGCTGGGTCGTTGGCAACCTTGGCACGAAGGACATCGAGCCTTATTTGAACGTGCCATCGCTAAAACTGGACAGGTCTGTATTATGATACGAGACTGCCAAGGCTGGCAGGGCAGTAATCCGTTTGAACTTGAAAAAGTTACTAAATTTATTCGAAGAGATCTTGACCCTAAGTACCAGGGACAGTATACTATACAGGTAGTGCCTAATATTGTTAACATCACGTATGGTAGAGATGTTGGGTATAAAATTGAGCAAGAATCTTTTGATTCTACAATTACCGATATCAGTGCTACCAAGATTAGAAAATCTCTAGGCATCGAATAAGATTACCTGCCCGTAGTTCAGTGGATAGAACAACAGCCTTCTAAGCTGTGGGTCGGAGGTTCGATCCCTCCCGGGCAGGCCAGTTATTTGTTTATCATATCTAGGATGTCCAGTGCTTTATAAAAATGAATAAAGTTACCAGGATGAATTAAATCTCTAGCATATTGATTTGAGGCCGGATCCGGTCTTTTTAATTCATAAGTACATCTGTCGCTCGATAGATTGGTCTTATAGGTCGAGACTTCAACAAATTTTGTTTGGTTGATATCACAGAGTTTTATAATGGCCAACAGGTTTTTCTTATAGTTAAGCACACTATTTTCTTCTGCTGATAGATGTGTTAGATAAAAAGGGTGTGTGTCGGGCAAAGATGGCACAAAATTCATAACACTGTCCATTGATAACAGCTCTACCCTATCTTTTGCCTCTGAATCAAACACAAGAATTTTTGGTTTTAATTTGCCTATCCAGTGCAATGCCATTCTAAATGACGTGTCGTTTGAAGTGCCTGCAATAGAAAGATTTGCACATCTTAATCCTAATACCTTTGATACCAAAGTAGGATAAATTCTTTCGTATTCTAAACCAATTCCTATTGAAACGCTTTTTCCTAAGAACATGACACAATCATTATTGTCAAACTGGGGACATCTAAATCCTTCACTGTTTATAGAATAGGTAATTTCTTTTTCTAGCCACCCGTTTTTTTCGAGATCAGATTTTTTAGTTTTTAAATTTTCGTTAAACCGATTTTTGTTATCTGACCCCCACCATTCGAGGGTGGTATTTCTATCCGCATACACTGGATGGAATTTTGGATCATTGATGTTCATACTGTATTTATGGGTTGATAATTTTGACTAACTTGTTGAAAACTATTTGATTCCCATCAGTGTCAAAATGATTTAGTCCTTGATTTGGCTTGGTCAAATGATCAAAATCGATCATCTGAGGTATTTGAATTACTTTATCTTTTACAGGCTCTAAGAGTTCATCTATCTGTTTACATATTAAAGAGTGTACAAAATCAGCATATTCAAAACTGAAATATTTTTCAAAATAATCTATTATAGGAGTTAGCTCTTTTGATTGCTGAGCTTTGACATCGCTGTAGATAAAATCACAGTTTTTGTGCAAAACATCTTTATTGTGCGTAGGATGTTCTTCAACATAGATCCGATAAGGGCTAGTATGCCAAACAATAATTTTATCGTATTCAAACAAATCCACCGACTGTATTTGTTTTAAAATTTTGTATTCACTGCACCCTGCTTGAGCTAGATTGGTTACTTGATATAGATCGGCCAGCATGTTTGGCCAACCTGTTCCTTTATGTTTAACAGTCCAATCGGCCGCAAAACTATCTCCGCAGATTAAAATTTTCATTATGCCCCCATGTTTAATTTATGGGGCAATTGACTATAGGCCCACTCACGTTCTTGACAGTTAAAACATTTCCCACAATAACCTGCACTCTGCCAACCACAGGAGTGTGTCATTGATAACACTTCTTCTATCCCACACTGATAAAAACAATCGATTAACGTATCCTTAGTATACTCTTTAAAAGGATATCTAAGGATTTCAGTTTCTTCAAACCAGGCAAAATGGAATGGGCGTATGTGATCAGGATATTTGTTTTTGCCAGAAAGGATACTGTCAAAAGTTTTTACATCAGTTAGATATTGTACCAGTGGCCCTATAACTGCATCCTGCGGTAATTCAGAACGCTTCATTTCTGTTAAAGTAAACTGGTGGCATCCCAACAGATCACATATTCGTTTATGTACCGCAAAGGCGTAGGGTACCGGTTGATTAAAACGTTCTGTGACAAATAAATTTAGATTGATATCTAATTTTTCATCTAGTATTTGTCGTGCGGCCAAATAAAATAACAGTGAGCTATCAGAGCCTCCAGAAAATGTCAAGGCTAGATTTTGACCATAAGTAGTAATATCAAATTGTAAATTTTTTAAATTGATCATATGAAGCCCATTATCGTAAGTTATCAACCAGGAATGTTTGGTGAATTTTTTGTTAGTCTTGTACACGCAAGCGGCAAAGATTTTTACCACGTGCCTGATCTCGCGACTACAGAATCTAATAGAGTACTGTTTCCAAATTATTTAGCGGCCATCAATTTAGATGTAAAAACTTTTCCCAGCAACAAAGAATGGCCAATTAACACTGAACAAGTTGCCAAGTTAGAATCAACGTATGGTGATCAATCATTTTGTGTTCCTACACATTGGTTTAACAACATTTCAATGACCAACTTGCCCTGTCAAGGTATACGATTGTATTCATCGGATACTGAACATGTCGATCGTGCCTATTGTCTAAGTTGGATCAAATCAAACATCAGCGACTCACAGGCCTGGCCCGCAAGACGAAAAGAAATAGAAGATCTAATATACTCAGGGCATCAATATTCGCACCAGCTGACAGACTTGCTCGATGCTGATCTTTATGAAAATTGGAAATTCCTTGCCTACAAATTAGGAATATTGATTAACGGGCAGGCAGATCTTGAACACTATATTAGAACAAGATACAAATGGTATAAGACATGGTCTACTACCAAGTACGATGGCTGGTTTTATTTTGATATAGGGCAACTGATTTGCGGCAATAGACTTAATCAATATATCATAGAACAGCATCTTAACATATCGATTGATCAGGACAAAATTATCTCTTACAATAATAAAAATCTTGCTGTGTTAGAAAAAGAAATAGGAGTTTCCAATGATTGGATATCACTATTAATTGATCATTGCAAACGGCGTCTTAAATAAAGTATGAATAAAAATCTTGTCTGGTTTACCGGAGCTCCGGGATCTAAATGGTCCGGTACTGCCAATGTGTTTCAGGCCATTGAGCATTTAAATTTTAATACTACTGATCGAACTCCAGAACGAGAGTATCGTCATGTAGGACCTACCACCTTAGCCCGTAGTATTGTGCATACTGGAGTGTACTTTGGACCAGGCCACGGGTTCGGAGAAGATTGGAATAACTTTACTAATTTGGATCCTTCACACATTGAACAACAGGTTGTTAATGAATGGCGTGATCCTAGTTGGGGACGCCTACTGGTTAAGAGTCATTTTTTAAGTCATCATCTTGATTCTATTGCAGAACGTTGGCCAACTAGCCCAATCATCATGGTGTTCAGGCCCGATGATAAGTGTGCCCAAGGGTGGTATGGTGCAGGAGGTTGGGATATCAGCTACCCGGATTATCGTCCGTTTTACAAAGACGATAACACCATGCATAGGATGATCCAAGAACACAATATTCTAATGAGAAAGTTTTGCAAAGCCCGCAATGTAAAAATTAACAAATTTACCAGAGAGTGGTTTGCAGAAGAATTTAATTGGACCGTGGAAAGAATTGAAGACGAGACCTATCGCAAATTTGTCGATGTGCATCTACATCATACCGAACATACAGCCGATGTAGAAATTGCTATCTACAATCGTCATCTGTTAGATTAATTTTTCTTGTAGACAAAGTACAAACGGTCTTTAGAATCTTTCTTAAAAGTTTCTAATTCAAGATTATACTCAGAAGCCAATTGGTAGGCAAATTCAAAAGACCAAGGAAAAATATCTACATAAGGTCCTGTCTTATGAGGTAGCCCGGGATTGGCTCTAAAGTACATACGGCCGCCGGACATCAGTAAACTTAGTAATCTTTCAAATCTTACTTTGATCAGTGCTTCATCGTTAAAATTAAGGCTTCCCAATACCAGTATGTGATCATAACTTTCTGGTTCAACTTTAAATTCTAAAATATCAACCATATAGTCTGCACAATTATTGTAGGGATCAATGCCCACTAGATTTTTAATTCTGCCTTTAAACTGGTTGTAACCACATCCAAAGTCTAATACTGCTCGAGGATTTTGTCGATTGATTTCTTCGACTAGGGCCCAACCACTATATTGGAATTCATCTGTACTAGGTTTCCAGATCTGACCAAAGAATCGATCTAGGTATTTTGCATCAAGATCGTTGACTATGGATTCTAGAGTATCATCCAATTTAAGGACGGGCAAGTCTAACTCAGTACTGATTGCCTCTTTAAATTTTTCAAGGCGTGCCGGAGTCCAGGGCAAAGTACTTATCACTGTGTCTTTACCTAGGGTTTCTCTAATTTCTTGATATTTGGGTAAATTAAAGGCTAATTCTAAATTTTTCACAATTAATGCAAAAATTTTGTTATTCATTGTATTTTTTCCTTTTTTGATAAATATTTTTAATGATACACCAAAAATTTATTTGGTTTTCAATTTTTTATTAAATATATTTAAGGAGATTACATGAACATGAAAAAATTTTTAACAGCAATTTTATTATCTGCTAGCACAATATTTGCACATGCCTGGGAGCCGACAGCACCTATTACCGTTGTTGTTCCTAACGCACCGGGTGCAGGCAACGAAATTGCATTTAGAATTTTAGCTAAACAGGTGGAAGAAAAAGCAAAAGTCAAATTTGTATTTGATTATAAACCAGGTGCAGGCGATACCATTGCAATGAATCATCTTAATACCCTAAAAAATGACGGGTATCACATTGGTATCCCCGCATGTCAAAGCACATACGTTACCGCAGAAATTTGGTATCCAACTTATGTAAAATTTAATGCTATGGATTTTACGCCTGTTACAAATATGGGTAAAAGCCCATTAGGATTTTATGCCAAGTTAGGATCAGATATTGATACTCCAGAAAAATTAATTGCCGAAATTAAAGCAGGTAATCGTCCTATTAATTTTGCTGTTGGAGGATCTGGACATAAATTAGCAGTCGAATACATGGTTACAAAAATTAAACCTAGCAAAGATACTGTTGAAACTGTGATGTATAAAGGGCCTGCGCAGGCCATGACTGATGTATTGGCGGGACAGGTTGAATTTGGAGTATTTCCTATTGCAGTGGGAGCCCAGATGGTCAAATCAGGAAAGATCAAATTAATTGCACTTGCAGGGGAACAACCTATGCCAGGGTTAGAAAACGCCAAACTAATGAAAGATTACGTTCCTGGACTAAATGTTTATGCTTGCTGGAATTTAATACTACCAAAGAATACCCCAGAAGACGTACAGGATTGGTATCATAAGAATTTTATTCCTGTACTTAATTCAAAAGAAACAAAAGAACGATATGATGAACAATTTATATTCATTAGTCCTAAAGAACAGACTCCAGAAGGTGTTCGGGCGGCCATGCACAGACTACGTGAACAATGGCAACCATTTGCTAGAAAAATCAAGCCTGAATAAAATTGTTTGAATTACTAATTGCCAATATTATATATGTTAGCTACAGGCTCATAGTCAGTGGGCTTATAGTTAAATTCTTAAACAAATTCCTGCCGTTTTTTGCGGCAGTTTTTATTATGGCTCAGGCTAGTTATGCCTACGATACTTTTGTCTTCGGATATTATTTCAATGCAACAGCATTGCCTGATGTGTTAGATTATCTACAGCACGATGCATTATATACCCTGCGTGTGTTGGCGGCTTGGTGGGTGATACGCAAACTATGGGCGTGGATTGGCAACTATTGGGTTGCAGTATTCTTAGGTGCAGAGTTAACCTTTATCTGCGACTATTTTATTTTTAAGAATCTATTTCATTAAATTAATCCAGTGACTGTCTAGGTCATCTGAATCTAAGAATTTAAAGATTTGGTCAGCATCAAAAGAATTCCAAGACACCTTTAAGTATCTGTCTGAATTATACTCGGCCCTAAGTTTATTATTAGCAGTCAGCCGTTTTTCAATAGCAGTTCGATAGGTGTCTTTAGAGTTTTGATTGTAAATTTTCCACAGATCTTGTTCTGTAGGTTTTTTATACAATGTGGTCAATGCTTTGATTAACTTGGCATGACGATTGAGATACTGAGGCCTTACATCGGGCAATTTTAAATCAACAGGAAATTTTGCAGTGGTTTCCATGTACCTATCAACAACTGATTCAATATCGTCATCTATTAGTGCAATAAATTTAGCCTGTGTAAATCTGCGATGCAACACCTCGGGAGTATCATGCAGGATCCAATGCAGATATTTGGTTTCTAAAATTGTTTGAAAATTTTCCTGGGCAATTATCTTAGCCCAAGTGTGATTATAGAATTGGCTAATGTCAGATGCGTCCCACCATTTTTCAATGCGTTCTCCTAATAATGGAACATGCTTTCCGTCAACTAGTCGATCATAATGGTAAGGGCTTATATTCTTCCCTGCCACCCCGTCGGTGTTAAACACATCCCAAGGATTCAGGCCGTTTGCCGGATCCGAGTACCAATGTACATTGTCAAGACAGCTGATGATCCTACCTAACCTATGGCCTCCGGCACCCTCGTTGGCCAGTATGAAAAGGTAACGATTTGAGTCAAAATATTGTGGCATGGGGTATTTATTGACCAATTTAAAGATGTTATAATTATATGATGCAGATTAATTTTAAAGATATTCTCGAAAAAGGTATTACCATTTATAGTAGTGGTACCAGCGGAGAGCCAAAACCTTATTTTCAAAACCCTGACAAATTGGCCATTAGCAGTCGTGTGGCGGCTGTGGCGCAAGGCATACGGCCAAAGAGTAGAGTTTATACCTGTTGCAAAACTACCCATGCTGGTGGACTATTGGCACAGACTTTGCCTGCATTGGCCGTAGGAGCACATGTCGATGTTGTAAATTTTTCAGCATATGATTTTGTACGTGACATTAAAAATTACACGCACACTCACATTACCCCCAAACATGCCAAGGCTATTATGTTAACCAAGGGGTTTCAAGAGTTAGACCTCAGTGGAATTTTTATTACCTGCGGTGCTGATCCGGTGACCTGGGATATCATAGAAGCATTTGTTGCCAAGGGAGCAAAATTTATGGTCAATTGGGGCATGAGTGAAGTAGGCCCTATTGCTATTAATATTACATTTGAAGATCTTGATGAAGTATATTATCTAAAAGAATCTGCACCTGCCGATACTACTATCATGGGAAGAAACAAACATTGCCACTACAAGATAGTCAATGATGAATTACTGGTCAAGGGAGACATCTGCATTTATGAAGGATGGTACCCTACCCAGGATCAAGTTGTTGTACAAAACGATATTTTATATTATGTTGGACGAACCAATAAAGAGGTAGATCTATGGAACCCACAGAAAGGCTAACCACTGTTAAGTATAGAGATCAACTGCGGTGTGATCTTGAACAATATTTTAAAAAATGCTCATCCCATGGCTTTAAAAACAATGCCAGCGCCGAGGCACTAAAATTAGATTGGTGTTTAGATCTAGGTGGCCAATTTTTCTTAACCTATGCCGACGATCAAGTTGTTTCCGTAAGTGGATGCCACCCATTGCCAGAAATTGGAGAAAAAGTTTATAGGATATTATTTAGAGGTGCCACTATACCAGAATATCAAAACTTTTTAAATGTGGTTTCCAAAACACACATGAACAGCATAACGTTCTTACATCATGTACCAAAAGAAATCGATTGGGCAAAAGAAGTAGGGTATACTAAATTTGTAGTAACAACTAATTGGGATAACCCAGACATTCCCAGTATGAATAAGAGCCATAGGACGTTTAAATTGTTAGAACGACAGGGCATTGTAAAATGCCTAGAGGAAAAGGTAAAACTTTTTTATACCGATCAAACTGTTTGGGAACTAGATGTTGAACAATATCAAACAGCTAGAAACAATTTTTTGTTTAGAAACAACAGTCTAATTAGTTGACTTCTGGTAAAAAACCTAGTATAATAGTGCATAAGGAGAAAAGATATGCCATGGATTCAAAACGTTGCACTGAGTGACATCAAAAAAGGGTTCCACATCAACCCGGGCGAGAATGCCATGCTGATCCAAATTGTGGATCCTCCTGGTGATTTTCCAACACCTCTGTACAAATTCAAAGAAGTACATCAATTCCAATTTTTGGACATTGAAGAAAAAGACGAATGCTTAGACGAAGAAATGCGGTGTAGTCATGAGCAGGCGGCCAAGTTGGCACAGTTGTTACAACATGCACTAGACAATCACATGAACGTTATCGTTCATTGTGTAGCAGGTGTATGCCGTAGTGGTGCAGTTTGCGAAGTCGGCGTCATGATGGGATTCGATGATACCGAAGTATTCCGTAGTCCTAATCTGTGCGTCAAGCATCGTATGATGCGGCATTTGGGTTGGACCTATGATGAGAACGAGCCTCACACCATCAACGGTGTGACGCTCGACTCTGGTTTGATTGTGCCTGCAAAAGCAATTGATTGGACTAATGACAACGAAAAGGTTTTTACGTTGGCCGCGGAACGCAGGGAGCGTAGGAAATTAGAAGGAGATGTATAATGTTTTTATGTAGAGAAGAAGTTGTTAAAATTTTAGAGACTATGGACAAATTTCCAGATGCCACTAGCTTCGAATTACTGCAAGATAATTCTAGCGGAATTGGTAGTGTTACTAGTTTAGTTGTACATACTAACATTAACGGACTAGATGGCGAGTTTAAAACTGAAATTTCTGGTGTGGAGAATTGGTAATGAACGAACGAATTAAACAACTTGCTCTACAGGCTGGTGACTATGTGAATGAAACATATACTGGACCTGTTAGAAGCAAGACTCCTGGCAAGATTTGGGAAGATGGCCACGTGGGTTGGCATACACAGTTTAACGAAAAGTTCGCCGAGTTGATTGTGAGAGAATGTGCTTTGGTTGCTAAAACTCTACCGCATACTCCAGAACGACATTGGGTTCAAGATTCAGTAACGTACATACCTGTTCATTGTGAGCAGAATATCTTAAAACATTTTGGAGTTGAAGAATGAAAATTAAATTTGATAAAGACACAATGCCCGATGCATTGTACAATGTACTCTTACAGCATTTTGTAAACGAAGCAGTCGGACTTGGAGTAGAAGTAAACAAGTTTACCGAATTTAACAATTGGGTAATCGAGTGCGAAGTCAATGTTAAGGAAGCGGTACATTAATGCCTAAATGTTATCAATTGGTCGGAGTGCCTGGTTCTGGTAAAAGTACCTGGGTAGCTAATCAAGATTGGGCAGGCGACTGTGCCTATATCAGCACCGATGTCTATGTTGAAAAATTTGCCAAAGATATGGGCAAAACCTACAGTGAAGTTTTTACTGAGGTCATGCCAGAATGTGTTAATCTAATGGCAGGCGATGTTGTTAAAGCTCGAGAAGCGGGTCGAGACATTATTTGGGATCAAACTAGTACTACCGTAACAAGTCGTCTGCGTAAATTTAACATGTTGCCCGGCTACGATCATATTGCTGTGGTATTTGAAACACCGTCAAGGCTTGAATTAAAGCGTCGATTGGACGGCCGTCCTGGGAAAGACATTCCGGATGCTGTAATAGAAGGAATGCTGGCAAGTTTTGAAATGCCTTCAGAAGAAGAAGGGTTTAAGGAAATTTGGTATGCAGTATAAAAATAGGATATAGCATCATTATGATTTTATCACAAGAATTAAAATACCTGTGTTTTGATATATGGGATTCCGATGATTTTAAACTTACCATTCCGGATCGTATCCGAACTACTGATAAGGATGCTGTAATTTTATTTGCTCACAACGAATATCAATATTGGTCATTGGTCAATGAAGATTTTAAATACTGGGATAGGCTTGTAACGGCTCTTACTGAAAGTAACAAAAAACTATTTGTTATCACTTCAGGAATAGCAAGTGTTGATGCTCCTCCGCCGCACCCTAATGTAGAAATACATTTCTGGCCAACTTGTTGGTTGAAGAAAACATATTTCGAATTGGTCATTCGAAAGAAAACTAGATTAGAAATAAAAACGGATTTAGAATTTAAAAAACATTTTGTTTATCTTAATCATAAACCTCATTGGCATAGATGTTATCTGATCGATCAGGTTGCTAAACATGATCTACTACAGTTTGCCAACGTTTCGTGGTCACAACCAAACCCTGCATATGATTTTAAATATTTTGTTCCTCAAATTTTAGATCTTGATGGATTTGCTGGTCACACTGATCAGCACTTAATTCCCGCTCAGTATCATGAATCATTTGCGCAACTGATCAGTGAAAGTGTTCACAAAGATATTTTTATAACAGAAAAAACTGCCACGGCATTATTAGTGGGTAAACCATTTTTAACTGCGTCTGGACACGGATTCTTTAGACATATTCAAGATCTAGGGTTTGAATTATACGACGAAATATTTGACTACAGTTTTGATCAAGAGCCAGATATGGAAAAAAGGTTTGGTATGATCATTGAAAATTTTAAGAATCTATGCCAAACACCCATCGGTGAGCTTAAGATGCTAAATGACAAAGTTAAAGACAAAATAATACGTAATCAAGCAAGAGCCAAAGAAATTATTTTTGATAAAAATTATTATCCAGAAATTGTTAAAGATGCTATAATTATAGAAGCTAAGACAAAGGTCACATTGGATAAAAACTTGTGGTGGGTAAAATCGTTAGTTAACATTATTTAAGGGGGCGAATATGCCTAGTGTATTTTTAGTCAGCGACACACACTTTGGTCACACAGGTGTATGCCGCTTCACACGTAACGATGGTGTTACAAAGTTAAGGCCATGGGATGACGCAGATGAGATGGACGAAGCAATGGTCAAGGCTTGGAACGACCGTGTTAAGCCTACAGATAAAATATATCATTTGGGCGATGTGGTTATTAATCGAAAGGCATTAAAGACATTGGCCCGATTAAACGGTGACAAGGTTTTGATCCGTGGTAACCACGACATTTTCCGTGATGACGAGTACAGGCAGTACTTCCGTGAATTACGAGCGTATCATGTCATGAATGGACTTATTTTAAGTCATATTCCTGTTCACGAAGCAAGCCTTGGCAGGTTTGGTTGTAATATACACGGACACTTACACGCCAACAGAGTTATGAAGGCGAGAGGTGTCGATGCCCGTACTGGAGAAGTCTTGTACAGCGATGAGATTGATGTTAGATACCACTGCGTTTGCGTAGAACAACTTCCAGACTTTGCTCCTATCTTGTTTGAAGATGTTATTGCTCGCATTGAAGCAGAGGGTGGTAGTGTAGGTTTTAAGTCCGGGAACGGTCCTACAATGTAATTTGGCTAATAAAGTTGTTGACAAACAATGACTTATACGCTATAATTAATGCTTAGAAAGAAACAAAAAGTTTTTAGGATGCTTACAGCAATTTTTATACTTTTCTTATAGTAAAAAAAGCATCCTGTCATTTTAAAGAAAGGAGAACGAAATGATCACTTTCGCTGAAGCAGTTAAGTCTACCCCAGAGGTAGCTCGTACCGAAAACGGTATGAAGGCAAAGGCCCATTCGGGCAATGCCCTTGTAGATTTGTTCTACAAGATTGGTGCAAGCCGTGGTAAGTCTGTGACCGCAGACTTCGAAAAGGCTTTCCAGGAAGACAGTGACCTTGCAATGAAGATTGCGTTCTGGTCACGTGATGTCCGTGGTGGCGCAGGTGAACGTCAGCTGTTCCGTGATGTACTTGTACATCTGGAAAAGTTGCATCCAGAAACTCTGGAAGCAGTTCTTCCTTTCGTAAGCGAGTTCGGCCGTTGGGACGACTTGCTGGTATTCAAGACTGAAAAGTTCAAACACATGGCCTATACCCTAATCGGTGATGCACTGCGTGAACGCAACGGTCTGTGTGCCAAATGGATGCCTCGTCAAGGCCCAATCGCGGTTGAAATCCGTAACTTCTATGGTATGACTCCAAAGTTCTACCGTAAGAGTTTGGTTGCGTTGACCAATGTTGTCGAAAGCAAGATGTGTGCAAAGGACTGGGATTCTATCGAATTCGGTAAGTTGCCAAGTCTAGCCAGTGCTCGTTACAACAAGGCATTTGCCAAGAATGCTTCTGCGTCTTACACTGCCTACAAGGCTCGTTTGACTGCAGGTACTGACAAGGTAAACGCTAGTGCGGTTTACCCATACGATGTCATCAAGACCTTGCGTCATGGTGGCGACAGTGTGGTAGCAGATGCTCAATGGGCATCGTTGCCAAACTACATTGGCGATGCCAGCGTTATGCCTTTGGTTGACGTTAGCGGTTCGATGTCATGCCCAGTTGGCGGAAACGCTAACCTAATGTGCATCGATATTGCCCTGTCGTTGGGTCTGTACTGTGCTGATAAGAACACAGGTGTATTCAAGGATACATTCTTGACTTTCAGTGCTAAGCCAAAGGCACAGGTCGTTAAGGGTTCGCTATCTGAAAAGATGGCACAAATGAACTCTAGCGACTGGGGCATGAACACTAACCTACATGCGGCGTTTGACGAAATCCTACGCATCGCAGTCAAGGGCGGTGTGAACGCAAGTGACATGCCAAAGACTTTGCTGATCCTTTCGGATATGCAGTTTGATCAATGCGTAAGTTTTGATGACTCTGCTCACCAAATGATCAAGCGTAAGTACAAGGATGCAGGATACGAAGTTCCAAACATTGTATTCTGGAACCTGAACAGCCGGGACAATGTCCCTGTTAAGTTCGACAAGCGCGGTACCGCGTTGGTTAGCGGGTTTAGTCCAGCAGTTATGAAGGGTATCCTAAGTGGTACTGACATGACTCCATACGGTATCATGCTAGCCACTGTTGATGTAGATCGCTACAGCGTTCTATAAATAGTGTTATAAGGCTAGGTTCAGCAACCTTTAATATTAAAGGAATGCTAGGGAGTTGGTTATAACTGGAGCCTGTATGGGCTTTGAAGGTTATAGCTGAAGACAAACTAGATAGGTGTGTTTCGATATTGACACCGATATAAACTCAAAGTAGACAACTAGCCTGTTAAATAGGACTCTTCGGAGTCCTATTTTTTTGACTTAATTATTTTAACAGCGTATAATAATTGTTATCGGCCCTTAGTTCAATGGATAGAATACGTGGCTTCGAACCATGCGATGTGGGTTCAATTCCTGCAGGGCCGGCCAGAATAAAATTTAAATAACAACATGGAAGATAAAAAATTAAAAATTTGCGTATATGCAATATCTAAAAATGAATCAATGTTTGTCGAAAGATTTGCCGAAAGTTGCAAAGATGCAGACCTTGTGCTGTTAGCAGATACCGGTAGTACAGACAACACAGTAGAACTGGCTCGCCAATGCGGCATGCAGGTGCATGAAATTTATGTGAGTCCTTGGAGATTTGATTCTGCAAGAAACGCATCTCTTCATCTAGTTCCTAAAGATTTTGATATCTGTATTAGTCTCGACCTAGACGAAGTATTGATGCCAGGATGGCGCGAAGAAATTGAAAGACTCTGGAAGCATGGAGAAACTAATCGAATTCGCTACAAATATCAATGGGGTGAAGGTGTAGTTTTTTATTACGAAAAAATCCATGCAAGGTCGGGATTCCATTGGGAAAATATGTGTCACGAAGTAATTGTCACAGATCCCCGAGTACAAGATAAGTGGGAACAAACTGATATGCTAATGGTAGTACATCATCCTGATCCTACCAAGAGCCGAGGGCAGTATCTGGATCTACTAGAAGCAGATGTACGAGATAATCCCCACAACTCGAGAAATGCATTCTATTATGCCCGAGAATTAAGTTTTAATGGTCGATGGCAACAAGCGGTTGATGCTTGTGAAAAGTATCTGGCCATGCCAGGAGTAGACTGGGGACATGAGAGAGCCTATGCTCGCCGGGTACAAGGAAAATGCTACGACGAGTTAGGCAAGGGGTTAGATGCCTTAATGGCTTTCCGTAAGGCCACCTTCGAAGCTCCCTACCTTAGGGAACCTTGGGTTGGGCTTGCAAATAGTTGTATGATGAAAAATCTCTGGAATGAGTGCTTCTATGCATCTATGCAGGCACTGTCAATTACAGAAAAAGAATTGGTCTATACAGTAGATCCAGAAGCATGGGGCAGTCGCCCTTATGACCTAGCCGCCCTGTCATCATGGCATCTCGGACTTAAAGACAAAGCTGTTGAATATGGAACCATTGCATTAGAAATGGACCTCAACAACGAAAGACTTAAAACTAACCTAGATTGGTACTTAAAATGAATGTTAACTTAATTATTATAGATGATTTTTACGGTGATCCGGATTCCGTTAGAAACTTTGCCCTGCAACAAGAGTTCAGTGTTCGAGGAAATTATCCCGGAGTTAGAACAAAATCTTTCTTTACAGATGATGTAAAAGCCGCAATTGAAAGATATATGCAATTTGCCGGTAAAATTACAAATAGCTATGATCACGACGGATACACAGGAGCATTTCAAATTGCCACTGCAATGGATAGAACCTGGATACATGCAGACCACCATAACATGTGGGCAGGTGTATGCTATCTAACTCCCGATGCACCGCACACCGGAGGAACAGGGTTATTTCGACACAAGGCCACCGGCGAATGTAGGAAGCTAGGTGAAGAAAATCACGAAGCCTACGATTATACCAAATGGGATATGGTCGACAAAATTGGAAACAGATATAACCGATTGGTAATTTACCGAGGAGATCTGTTCCATGCTAGTCTAGACTACTTTGGAGATGGACTACAAAACGGACGATTGTTTCAAACTTTTTTCTTTGATACTGAACGTTATTGACTTTCAACGTGATTGCATATATAATATATATGTGGTCGTGAGTGGAATTGGCAGACCTCTGCTTAGGCAGGACGGGGCGCAGTCTTAGACATAGCCTTTGTAGGTTCGAAACCTACCGACCATACCAAATTTGAGAAATTAAAATGAACCCATTTAAAAAACTAATCAACTGGATACGTGATCTGCGCAAACGTCGAGCACTTAAAAAGCGTATAGAAGAATTACGCAAACGCGACCCGTTCATTTATTAAAATGATTTTAGGAATCAATGGGCTCAACCATGACGCCAGTATGGCTCTCATTGACGGGCCAGATATACTGTGGGCAGGACATTCTGAACGGTACTCAAGAGTTAAAAATACCAGCCATCTTGACCATGCCATGGTCGAAGAAATGTATGATTACGGTAGCCCAAAAGAAATAGTATGGTTTGAGAAACCTCTACAAAAAAGTCTAAGAAAAATTTATAGTGGAGAGCGTCCGTGGTTAGTAAATCCCAGAGACGTATTAAAAAGTTTAAAATTAGGACATTTGCCCATTACCTATGTTAAACATCACGAGAGCCATGCGGCCGCGGGATTCTACACCAGTAAATTCAATGACGCTAGTGTTTTAGTGGTCGATGCTATAGGTGAATGGAATACTGTTACTATATGGCATGCTGACGAGCAGGGGCTTAATCAAATTTGGAGTAAAAGCTATCCAGATAGCATGGGGCTATTTTATACTGCATTTACACAGTATCTGGGATTAAAGCCCAACGAAGAAGAATACATACTCATGGGCATGGCCGCAATTGGTCGGCGAGTACCCTCGTTGATCAATCATCTTAAAGAAGAGTTTTTTAAAGACTTCTCTTGTCCAGATTTTAAATTAAGATTTAATCTACATAACGGCTGTCGGTGGTGGACAACTCCGGACGGTATCACAAAGTTTGACCTTGCGGCCTGTGTACAGGCCATCATGGAAGAATATCTAATTAAAACTGCACAATGGATGAAGTCAACATTGCCCAGTCGTAATTTGGTTTTTATGGGAGGAGTTGCTCTCAATTGTGTTGCAAATAGTCTGCTGGCAAAAGAATATGATCAAATATGGATCATGCCCAATCCCGGTGATTCGGGAAGCGCCATCGGTGCAGTGGCGGCCTATACCCAGGAAAAGTTAAATTGGCAGGGTCCTTATCTAGGAACAGACATAGATAAGGAGCTGGATGTTGACGGAATTGTCAAAGAGTTGATAGAAGGCAATGTTGTGGCAGTTGCTAACGGTCGTGCAGAGTTTGGTCCAAGGGCCTTGGGAAATAGAAGTTTGTTGTGCGACCCTAGAGGGGCTAAGGCCAAAGACCGGATGAACTCTATTAAAAAGAGAGAAAGATTCCGCCCATTTGCACCGGCAGTTTTAGAAGAACATGCAAATACCTGGTTTGAAATGCCAGTGGATTCCAGCCCATACATGCAATTTGTGGCCAAGTGTCGTGATCAAGTATATCTTCCGGGTGTCTGCCATGTAGATGGTACTAGTCGTGTACAGACTGTTAACTACTCAGATAATCCTAAATTTCGGGCAATTTTAGAACTTTGGCATGAAAAAACCGGATGTCCTATACTAATGAACACCAGTTTGAACATAAAAGGCGAACCGTTGGTAAACACTTGGCAAGATGCCCAAAGATTTCAAGCCAAACACAAAATAAAGGTATTTTAAATATTCGGTTTCTGCTGTAAAATAGTGTAAATAACACTACTACAGAAGGATCGTTTATGCCCGTGAGCCTACATAAATTCGATTGGTCAATGCTAGATAAAAATAGCATCATTGAATTCGTGTCCTTGATTGCTCCAAAAATAACCAATCAAGAAATGACCATTGCCAAATTCCACAGAATTTTGGCCAGCCATCTTAAAACGCAATATCCTATCAAAGTTACCAAAACTTCTAGCACCAAAGTTGATTTTGGGTGGGTGTACATTGGCGGAACTTACTATAGCGATGACGACAAGCTCAAAAAAACTGCCATAGAGATTGTGCTGTCTTACAACCCGTTTGAAGAAAAAATAAAAATGTCAACCCGTAGATTCAAAAGAATGTGTGCGGGTATCGCAGATACACTGTTGCATGAAATAATGCACATGAGACAATATAGGCGCAGGAAATTTAAATATTTGCCGGATTATGCCAGTACTGCCGAAAAACAAGAACAAAGAGAAGAGCAAAGTTATTTGGGAAATTCAGATGAGATCGATGCATATAGTTTTAACATAGCATGTGAACTAATGGGTAAATTCCAAAATGATCGACAACAGGTTGTAAACTATTTGAATGAAGACCAAAGAGGACTGCGCCGTAGACATAACAGTTGGCGCATGTATCTAAAAGCATTTGATTTTGATCACAAGCATCGAATCATTAAACGTGTTAAGAAAAAGGTGGTTAGATATTTGCCTAATGCAGAACTTGGCAAACCTTATAGAAATAAAGAGTGGTTTATTCGTTGACAAAAAATCATATTCATGCTATATTAAAGTATGAATATCACTGCACATCAAAGTCAAATTCGCACACTTAAACCAGGCGACCCTAATTTTGTAATCACCGACGGAGTAGTTCAGGCTAACCGAGCAGGATTGGAAATTAGTCAAAGGTGCCCGGAAAATTACAAAGATCTCATTCTAGAATGTATTCGTCACGGTTGGCTTAAACCTGTGGCCAATATTACGGAACGTGAACTTATTTTTATGGGTCTTACTAAATGACCTTAAATATGTCCATGCCAGGCACTATCGGTGGTGCCAAAATACTTTTCAAAACAACCATGAAATCAGCCCTTCCTAAGATTGGAATTGTCGGACTAGGGTTTGTAGGCAGTGCCATTCAACACACCTTCGATTTTGAAGCCAAATTAATTTTAGTAGATAACAATCCGGCTCGCGGAGTTCACCAGTTCTCTGAGCTAAGTGATTGTGCTGGAATTTTTATCTGTGTACCTAGTCCGCAAGGTGAAGATGGAGTATGTGACACTAGTATTTTAGAAGATGTATTGGCCAAGCTAAAGTCTATGAATTATCAAGGTGTTATTATCAGTAAATGCACAGCACCGCCAAATGTTTATACTCAACTAAATGAAGAATTTCCTAACCTAGTTCATGCTCCTGAATTTTTAACCGCGGCCAATGCTGTTAGAGATTATGCTAACGGTACATTTGCCATCATAGGAGGCAAAATTGAAGCATATAGAAATGAAGCTGAACGATTAATTCGATTAAGCCAAAAAGAATTAACAACAGTACATCATTGTTCCATTGGAGAAGCCAGTCTTGCCAAATACGCTATTAATAGTTTTTTGGCCACTAAAGTTATTTTTATGAATGAACTTTATCAGATGGCCCAAGCAATGAATTTAAATTATGATGACATTGCCCACATGGTAACAAGCGATAAACGAATCGGAAGCAGTCATATGCAAGTTCCAGGACCAGACGGGTCATTTGGATTCGGCGGTGCATGTTTCCCTAAAGATACTAGTGCATTGTTAAAAATTGCCGAGTCACTAAATTTAACACCTATGGTATTAGATGCGGCTGTCCGGAAAAACACCTTCCTCAGGTTGACAGAGTCTAAATAACAATGTATTATAAAAATCATGTCATCCTCGACACAAACTCGGAGAATAATAATTGAAACCAGAATTTAAACCACACCCTGTAATAGAAGCCGGTGTTAAACCAGAATTTAAACAAGACGAATTTCAGCCGCTAGGCAAAGAAGTTTACATCAAAAAAGAAACAGCATTAGATGCCATGGCAGGTGACGGTGGTTACCAAGAAGGCAAATACATAGGAGATTATCTTCGATTCAAGATGAAGCGTGAAGGTAAACGCTTTTGGGCCGGTGATAACATTAGCGACTATGTTAGCGAAGAAGATAAAGAACGTCTAATCAACGAAGCAACAGAAGCATTTGAACTAGTATTGGATCGATTGCTTATTGATCGTGAAAACGATCCAAACAGTAAAGGCACAGCCCGTAGGCTTGCCAAGATGTATTTTAATGAAATAATGGCAGGTAGATATGATCCAGCACCAGATGCAACAGCTTTTCCGAATGATAGCAAAGACCGTTATGAAGGTATGTTGGTCGTGCGTAGCGAGCTTCGTTCTATATGTAGTCATCATCACCAACCCGTTTCTGGTGTTGCCTATATTGGTATTATTGCCGCTAATAAACTTATTGGCCTATCAAAGTATACACGGATCGCCCAGTGGTGTGCCCGACGTGGTACTCTCCAGGAGGAACTTTGTAATGATATCGCTAGGGAAATATCCCGAGCAACAGACTCCGAAAATGTAGCTGTATATGTACAGGCAGTTCATGGATGCTGTGAGAATCGCGGCATCATGGCACATAGTAGTTTAACGCAGACCACAGTACTCAAAGGTGCGTTTAATACAGATGGCAACACTAAAAAAGAATTCTTCGATAACATCAAACTCCAACAAGAGTTTGCACCCAGGTAATTGGACAAATTAATCATTGCTCAATTATCAATACTCTACTATAATAAACACTAAAGGATAATATGAAAAATAAGGGTAAACTAAACATTCCGAGCCGCCAGGCAATGGCCTCTCGTCCGCAACCAGCACCAGCCGCACAACAAATTCGGCCCGGAGGTACTGCACCGTCAGTAATGATTGCGGTTCCGGCCATGGAAATGGTCAATGCAGAATTTGCACAACACTTGGCAATGGCCGCGGCCAATATGGTTGCCAATGGCATTAAAATTAATTGTGCATTTAACATTGGTTCAGTTATTACCATTGCTCGTCGCAATCTAGTTGATATTTTCCTAAAGAGTGATTTTACTCATATCTTCTGGGTAGATAGTGACATGAAATTTCCAATTGATGCTCCTCTTCGATTGTTGGCACGTAATAAGGAAATTGTTGGTGCTAATTATCGTCGTCGCCGCTTTCCTAATCCAAACTTTACTGGCATGAGTGGTAGTGCCGGTGCTTTCCAAGAGTTCCAAACCACAGATAACAGTCCAGCTATGGAACTGATTGATGTATTACCACACGGTTTGGTCATGTGCAAACGAGAAGTCTACGAAAAGATTCCGCAACCGCATTACCTACAAGAATATGTTCCACATCTAAACTTAGAAATTGGGGAGGACATATTTTTCTGCCAGCAAGCACAGAAGGCAGGATATCAAATTTGGTGTGACCAAGAGCTAAGTCGCGAGACTGCGCACATTGGTATCTTCCATTTTAATTATAATTTATCTGTGCCAAAATGAAAAAGGTGATCCTATGTTGTTTGAAAGTATAGAAATTCGCAAAGTTCGTAACGGTGTTATTGTTACTCTACGAAGCGAAGCTGATGAAGATCAAGAATATGTCTACGATACAGATCGTAAGGCCATTAAGTTCGTTAAAGATCTTCTAGACACAAAAAATAAAGAACAAGTTTCGGCTTGAGAGTTAAATGAATATTAAAAAATCTTACAACGTAGGGGATCCAGCATGGGTCTACGGTATTTCTCGAACTAATAATAAACTTACCAAAGGTCGTGTGTTACATATTTTTAATTTAACACATGCGGGGTACAGTAACGAAAAATACTATTTGGTTGAAATACCTTGTGAAATTGATCCATTGTTAGAAGTTAGAACTTGGCAAAGTATGAGTCAAGATAGCCGAGGGCCAGTTGGAGCATTTAGAGAACAGGTAGCACAGGCAGATATTGAACCTGTTAATAAAAAACTATCTCAGATGGGACTAACTGTTGACGATGAATGGTTTGAGGGTGACGGGCACGATGACATGGACACTACACTAGAAGAGTTTGATGATTATGCACTAGATGAAAATGATCCAACTCCCGAGCAAATACATGCGGCCATAGAAAGGGCCAAACAAACATCTACTCACCAACCACTTAACCTTAAAGAAAATAAACCAAAACGTCGAAATTATCCACGGAAAAAGAAAGTGTGAGCGCATTTGACGAATTAGACAAGGTGATTAAAGAGTGGGCGAAGATGACCAATTCAACCATTAAACCCACATTGCATCGGAGAGCTAATGGACCAAACTATTGGTACCGACTGCAACTGGTAGAAGATTGGGGAACAGTTGATGATGCGGGTTCTCCTATGCCAAGTGGTTCTCTAGACAAATGTGTTAAATGGGTAGAAGAAAAATTAAAGGACTGGCCCAACTGCAATCGCATGGCGTGGGACATGTGGGATTTTAAATCTCGCCGAGAAGCTGAAAAATTTATTACACTATTTCATTTATCATGGGATCAGTAAGATATCAGGTTGTTGAGGAAAACGGCAAAGAAATTGTTGAAGAAATTCACAAGGTAGTATTTCACAAGATCCGAATGAGTGATGTTGAGGACCCGGACCTGTTTGTAGCGCAACCTATACACGAATGGCAACAGACTGAAGCAGGAAAGTTTGTCATGTCAAATTCAATTAATGGTACTCCGGAGTGGCATCGACATGTAGATCATCTTACATACGGGCACATATATTTGATCATTGCCGAAATGGAAATGAAAAAACTAAGTGAATACTATCTTCGATGGGGACACCCAAGTTAGGTGATCAATGAATCTTGTTTGTTTTTCAAACTACACTGCCGGCGGTCTTGTATGCGATTTACTCAATAACAAAGCTAATATTGTAATAAAAGATCAAATAGTCGATAATAGAGAACATAATGTTTTTAAAATTGGCGATAATTCTCATGTCTATAGAGAGTTTGACGAAGATCGATGGTTGGCTCAAAAAACCAAATTAGAAAATAAATGGATCAAGAACATTCTCGATCGAGATGATATTTGGGTAGGCTCGCACTGCCATCCTAGCTGTATTCCAAAAAAATATCTTGCAGATTTTGATCAAGTTATTTCTATTACTACCCAAACAGTAAAAAGTAAGTTCTATAGATTTTTACGGGCGTGGCAATCGCGTGGATTATTTTATCCAGAACATCCTGCTGAACATTATGTCCAAATTGTCGTAGAAGACTTTGAATCTTTTGAAAACTGTGTTAATATAGAGTTTGCAGATATTGTTGAAGGTAGGTTTGTAAAAGATTACAACCTTAGCCAAGAGAATTTTGATTATTGGAAATCATTTAATCAAATCTTGTACACAGCAGTAGATCAAGAACTTGTGGAAATTTTTCATTCAATCATAAAGGAAGATCATGGAAATTACTAGACACGAAGATACATGCATTGTTCAACAGGTGGGAAATAGTGGCAAGAACGCCTCAGCGGAGATACTTGAATTTAAAGAAAAAGACAAATTAATAGTGGTCTTGAATAAAAGCGTGAAGTTGCCTATGAAATGGAATGGTAGACTTTACGAGGGAAGAATGGCCGGTATGGATTTTGTTACTACCGGCCCAAAAGTAACACGTACATCAACAGGGAGATAAAAATGGCATTACTTGCAGTAGGTGATCGAGTAGAAAAGGTTAGCGGCTATAAATGGCCCGGAGTTGTTGTGTCAGTATTTGATACACTAGCCGGAGAGCGTAGAGTAGTAGTAGAATGTACTGTACCTGAGATTGCAGGTGCATTGCATATCTATAACGAAAAACAATTGAAGATTGCAGAATAATATGTTCAACCCATTACGAGACGACCTAATGGTACAACAACAGATCGACGGACCTTGGCAACATATGGTCGGAGTGATCATGCTTAATCAAACTGGCCGTAAGCCAGTTAAGATGGTCCTACCAGAATTCCTTTATTGGTTTCCTACTCCGTATGCCTTGCTCAAGTCGAACGAGGAGTTCGTTAAAAGTATTATTGAACCATTAGGTATGATGAACGTTCGTTATAAACGTCTAGTAAAAATGAGTCAAGACTTTTTGACTTGGGATGGAGATGATGCTACAATGTTATATGGGATCGGAAAATATGGTAGCGACAGTTACGAGATATTTTTCAAACACAACTATTCAGTGACTCCCACTGACAAAGAATTAAAAAGATATTTACAAGAGGAAGTATATGACAAACCCATTTCGTGATCAAGAAAAATTTATGCGGGCCTGTGACCAGTCGGTTGAAGGTTTTAATCAACCTCAATTTAAACTGTACCTTGGATTAATTGAAGAAGAATATAAAGAGCTTAAAGAAGCTATTAACAATCACGATCAATTAGAAACATTAGATGCGTTAATTGATATTCTTGTTGTAACTGTCGGTGCTATCCATAGTGCAGGGTATGATGCCGAAGGTGCATGGAAAGAAGTTATGCAGACTAATTTTGCCAAAATTGATCGAGATACCGGAAAAGTGCGTAAGCGTGAAGATGGTAAAGTCCTGAAACCTCTAGGATGGACGCCTCCAAACTTGACCCCGTTTTTAAATAAATAGCATATGTCATCAATTAACAGTGTTACAGCATACAATGCAAAATTGTATAGACGGTCTGAGATCAGACATGCAGAACAACGACATACTGATCGCATTCAAGAAGAAAAACGCATTAAACATCGTCACGAAGTAGACGAGCAAAAAAGAATTGAAATGAACAGGCTTCTGAATCGTCCTGGTCAAAATATAGATAAATTAGCCTAAAGGAGAAAATTATGTTTGAAACAACTTATGAAAATGCAGTATCATATCGGTCTGCTAGTGAAATTAATTCAGCAATGGGTCGTGTCTACGGACATATGAGTCTTGCTGTTATTGTATCAATGATGGTCAGCTACTTTGTGGGCACCAGTCCAGAGTTATTGGCATTCTTTTTTACAGGTTGGGTAAAATGGCTCGTGATCCTTTCGCCACTTGCCGCAATCTTTGGTGTTAGTATGGTGTTGGCCAACAATCCAAGTAAGAGTATAGCACAGTTATGCTTACATGGTTTTGCGGCCTTGATGGGACTGAGCTTTGCTATGATTTTTGCTGTGTTTACTATGGGTAGTATTGTGTCAGCCTTTATGGGTGCGGCTATATTGTTTGGTGTAATGAGTGTGTATGGCTACTTTACCAAACAGAGTCTAGATAGTCTTGGTAAGTTTATGTTTGTTGGTTTGATTGCTATTTTTATAGCCAGTATTGTTAATATCTTTCTTCAGAGCGGTCCAGTAGCTATGGTAATCTCTGCATTAGCCATCATCATCTTCCTAGGGCTCACTGCCTACGATACACAAAAGATTCGTGAGGAACTAAGTGTAGATACCAGCCCAGCCGCCGAAGTTAGTGGAGCACTAACTCTGTATATGGACTTTATCAACTTGTTTATTAATCTGTTACAACTTTTTGGAGATCGTAAATGATGCGTGAATTTATCAATATTGTGGAAGGTATCACCGATGCTTGGTTTAAAGACGGATCATTTGAAGCCTTTAAAATTCCCGATAAACGTGAACCTTTTGAGGTAGCCACAGACGACGGTGTGATCGATACACTTGAAAACCCTGTACCTTATAAAAAGGGTGATTATATTATGACTGGACCAGACGGTGAACAATATCCTATCGGTCCAGAAACATTTAATAAACTTAAAAGTGACAACGGTGACGGAACTGCTAGCCCGAAGAAGATTATAAAACTTTGTAAGCCAGCAGATCATAACGGTGAAGTTACGTTACAATATAACGGAGCCAAGTTGGCATATAACAAAGGTGTAGACATTATTGTCCGCCACGGTGAAAACGACTACGGTGTAGTTAAAAAAGATATCTTTGCAAAAACTTACGAGAAACTATAATGGCACAACATTCAAATTACTGGTCATGCAGTCCTTTCGCAGATTGGCTTCGTGGCACTAAAAAGCTAGATGCAGGCACTGCCGAAGAGTGGGACGAGTGGACTACCCGTGCCCAAATGAAGCATAACTTTCGCTACTGGTTAGCGGAGGAAGCCCTCGGCCACATTCAAGATTTCGTCACTTGGCCTGTAAGGAAAATATATGATATCAAATACTACATTAACAACCGTTGGGTTACTCGTACTCATGGTCTTACCGCTCATCCCCGGGATATTAAACCGGGTCAATGGTGCGACGTGGGTAACCGCTTTCTGCCTTGCTTATTCAATGAGTTGGTTGATTTTGTTGAAGTAGAACAAGCATGGAGTCACATTGCCTGGGATGAAGAAGCACGTAAGAAATACAAATCTCCATTCTGGGCCAGTGGGTGGTGGCGTTGGCGTACATGGCGTTGTCCACAAGCAGGCCTTGATCATCTTGATTGGGCAATGACTTTGACTATGAGTTCCGACTGGGGTGTAGAGGAAAGTGATCCTAACTACGGTAAGCCAACTGGACAAGCTATCCGTGCTCGAGAGATCAAAGAACTGTATACTTGGTGGACCACTGTCTACCCAAATCGTCCTGATCCATATGATGCCAGTGGTTGGACAGAGTACTGTGAAGCAAGTCGTATTGCCAATGGCGGCAAGCTAAGTTTCAGCGGCGATAAGAGTCCCGAACTTAAAGAAATGAGTGACAAATCACACCAGCTACTACAAGAAATCGAAGCCGCCTACGAAGCAGAAGACGAAGCAATGATGATCCGTCTTATCAAAGCTCGTGATAGCTTATGGACCTAATTTATAATTGCAGTTGTGATATTAAGAGATTGTACTCAAAAGAGTACGATGCTTACTATTGTGCAGAGTGTAATAAATGGTCAGAGTCCAAATGTGACGACCCAACTTGTGAATTTTGTATTAACCGTCCCCTAACTCCAAATGAAAAAAATGACTGAAGAAAAGAAACTTAAAATCGAGTTTGCTCCCGGATGCTTTGATAATTTTGAAGGTTCTCAAGAAGAACTAGACGGGTTGATTAAAGAAATCACTCGTATGATCAAATCCGGTGAACTACAAGAAAATTCTCGATTGATTAACTTCGATGACCCCACTGAAGAAGACCTCGAAGCTATCGAACATCTGTCACAGGCCGGTATTTCAAAAGAAAGAAAAATTCAATGAAAGCACAACTGCCAGCAGAAGGAATTTTTAAACATAACGAATGGGGTGACGCTGTCATGTACGGGGTTCCTTGCGAATGTTCAGACCCCACACATCAACACAATGTTTGGGTAGAAGCAGACGAAACTGGTGTTATTGTAACTACATATACTCAACAAAAATCCAAATGGTGGGAACTTAATCGTTTCAAAATTATTTGGACCCTGCTGACCAAAGGTTATGTAGAATATGAAGCCAGTTTAATTATGTCAGAACAACAGGCTCTTAACTATTCCGAAACACTAAAAAAGGCAATCGCCGATGTCAAACAATTCAAAGAAGCCAGAAGTAGCATCAAGTCCTGAACGTCATACCTTCCAAAAGGAAGGTGCAATCAAACGGGCAAAAGAAGCAGGTGAAGAGCTCAATCAAGATTATATTGACATGTGGGAACAGATCAAGATCGATGAAGCTAACAAGATTCACGATCCTGTTTGGCAAAAAGATAATATGGAGTATGATCTCCGTAGCACTAAATGGATCTGCGATAAGGTAAAGGCTAGTGATAACTATGCTCAAAACTTGTATGCGGCCATGTGTAACATGCAGTTTATCAAATTGGATGTTATGCCTATCCTCAAGGATCAACGTTGGAGTGCCAGCTGGCGTCATAGCGGTGGTATCATTGCCGACATGCAAGAAAAGGGCGACTACATTGATTGGTACTGTAGTGGCATTGGCAACAAAGAAAAGGGCTACGGATTAGATGGGTATGATCCTACTCCAGATCCGGTCGGTCGAGACTATGTACCAGAAGGCATAGTTACAGATGAAATTCGAGAAGATCTAAAAAAATTAGGTTGGGTTCCCGTACCTTGGGATGATGATTTTTATTGATCTACCTGGTAAGATCCGGCATTTAATACTTGTAAAAATTCTCGGGTCTTGTCAGTGATCAATCCTGTAATCTGGAATGTTACTCTTGGATGGTACCCTGCGTTGGCAGTACAGTGAGGAACATTCTGCCAATCAAATGTGGTAATATCGCCTGCCCGCCATTGGCAGTAATTATAATTTCCATATTGCCAAAATTGTCCAGGTTGCCAATCAGTTAGTTGAACAAAAACTCTTAATACTCTGCTAGGATCTTCTGGGCAGGCTTTTTCCAGTTTGTCAATATGCAGATTCCAAAGTTCACCAGTTTTTTGGATATGCATGCGATTCCATGTGTCCTCCATTCCAAACAGATCGCTCATCTTTTGAAACAGTGGAGGAACATGCCAACTTAAATGACTGATTTGATGATCCGCGGATAATCCAGACTGCAATAAATCGTATTCTTCTTTTTGGAGTTCTTTATTACCTTTTCTAGCTTCTAAGGGTCTTACAAATTCTGCACGAGTTGCCCATGTAGCAGGCCTGGAACTTTGGATTATTTCTTCAAGTTCTGTTGCCCAATTTGGAATAAAATTGCCTAAACGGGTGACAGAATCCCATCTAGGGTCTATAATAGTTGGATCAAAATGATACTGACTTTTTTGTTTGGTTAATTCCCAATTACTTTCCATGTTAAGTTTCCCGGTAATCTGTTATTTATATTGGACATTTTGGTAAAACCGGTCTCTTGACACAGGGCCTAGATCCCTGTATAATATAACTATTGTAAGGCACTAAAGGAGCACTATTCATGGCAACAGCTACTAAACGTATTACTGGTCAAAGCATTCGAGAAAACTCTAAACGAGATCACAGTCCCAAGTGGGATGGTGCAGATTCTTGGTCCGCTGACCAATTTTCTCAACACTTCCGTAACGCTATGCGTTATTACAATATGGAAACCACGGCCAAAGATCTTAAACCCAAGGTAATTGATTGGATGGGTCGTGCTGGCTACAGCCGAGATGCTATTCAAAGTTTTAAGAAAACTAAAGATTGGCGTTGCAATACAACCATGGGCGCCGTTGCTAGTTGTTTGATCAAAGGCATGCCCGAAGTTCGTACAGATTTCAATGGTGGCAAAAACACTGCCGATTGGTTGCGTAAAGAAATCGCCAAGGTTATCGAAGATGGCCGGTTTGACATTGAAGTAGTACCAGAAGTCAAGCCAGTGGTTGCACAAGCACCGGTGGTTACTATCCAAGATCGTCTGCGCGAAACTGCCGGAGATATGGGCGAAGAACTCGACTATGCTATTGACAGCTGGATCACAGACCCAGATGCATTTGACCCAAAGGCATTTAAGATCATTAATCTGCTCAAAGGCAAGGGTGCCAAGGCCGCTCATGCTCGTATTATTAAACAATACTTCCAAAGCGGCCTTGATGAACTTCATGAGCTTGCCAGCGGTAATGCTGATGAACAACTCCGCGAGGGTTACAAACATGTCAGCCGCAAAAATGTTAAAAAATTGATCGACTTCTATGAAGCTATTGCGGCGGCTTGTGAGCAGATTGCGGCTGAACAGAAAGTACTTAAGAAACCTCGTGCTAAGAAAGTTAAGCCAGCAGAAGACTTGGTTAAGAAAATGAAGTTCATGTTGAGCGACGCCAAGCTCGGTATTACTTCAGTGCCGCCAGCAGGTATTATTGGTGCTCAACTGGCAGTTGTTTATAATACCAAGACTCGTAAGATTGGTATGTACACTGCCAAAACTTCAAACGGTTTAAGCGTCAAAGGTACCAGCATTACAGAATTTACTGATAAGAGTTTCCAAAAGACTCTGCGTAAACCTGCAGAACAACTCAAAGAGTTTAAAGAGCAGAATACACAGCGGCGAATTGAAACTTGGTTTGTTAAAAACATTAAGACTACAGAAACTCTGTGCAATGGACGCATGAGTGAGGACATTGTTATCTTGAAGGTATTTAAGTGAAAAAAATCTTTGATATTGTTGTAACTGTGTTGGCTGTTATAGGTTTGTTATTCCTTATAGGGCTAATGCAGGAAGATGATGAAAGTGCCATCGAAGTAGATTGTGAGGCTGTGCAGACAGATCAAAACATTAGGCCGGAGATTAAAAGTATTTGTCGAGAACTATTGACAGATAAGGTTACTATCTAGTATAATATATATTTAAAGGAGTGTTGAAATGATCACTATGAAAGAATGGATGGAGTTGGTTGACTATAAAATCACTGAAGGCAGTGATTATGGGTGGAGTTGCTACGGCGACAATGCCTACTGCTTAGACAGTTGGAACGGTGTCCACGGCAAAGGCGGATACAGTTTTAGTATTGTGTTCAGTACTAAGACACAAAAGGTCTATGAAGTCAGTGTATGCGATTATACCAACGACCGTGCATATCGCATGATTGCTGAGGACAAACAAAAGAAGCATGCCAAAGAAGCCAAAGAACTCGGAGTCAACTTGAATCAAGCATGGGATGATGTAGACTATATAGATTTAGAAGTCGACGATGACTTTATTCAAAAGTGCCTGGCTATCAAAGACGGCGAGGATTACGATACCCGAATCAGCGTTCCTTTAGATCTGCCAGACGACCTGTTATTGGAAGCCGCAATGAACGCACATCGTCAAGGCATTACTCTCAACGACTACATCAACAATGCATTGATGGAACTAGTCGATGAAGTTAAGCGTGATCCAGAAGGTGCTCGGGCTCGAGCAATGAAATTTAAAGAAAATAAAGTAGAATATAGTTTCGGCGACGAAGTATCGGAAGAAGAATGAAAAGAGAACTAGACGAATACCTGTGTAAGGTATATCCAAAGATGATGGTCAATCGTAATCTACCTATGACCGAAACCTGCATGTGTTGGGGTTTTGAATGCGGAGACGGTTGGTTTAATATTCTAAATCAACTCATGGGCAATATCCAACATCATATCGATTGGAAGAATCGAGACGGCGAAGTTGTTCCTCAGGTGACACTGGATCAAGTTAAAGAAAAGTTCGGTACACTGCGTTTTTACTACACAGGTGGCGATGACTACATTAGCGGCTTAGTTACTATGGCAGAATCGATGTCAGGTGTGACTTGTGAAGGTTGTGGTAATCCAGCTGAAACCCACGGCGGTGGATGGGTGCGTACTATTTGCACACCTTGCGAAGAACAACGAGAAGCGACTCGAGCTCAAGAATTAGCCGAATATCATAAAATGAACGAACCAACACATGACACTCCCTGATGAACGTTATCGTGCAGTAATAAAGACTCAGGAGTTTTTAGTAGAGATACTTAATACTCCTCGAGTCCCAAAAGCAATCAAGGATCAGGCTCGTTGGTGCCTGCGACATTATCCCAGTGCGTGGGATATGAAAGTAGCCGCTGAGAACTGCCCATCAATATTTCAAGAACGTATGGAACCACTTTATCGTATGGTTAAACAGTATGATATGGAGAAAAAAGATGTTTGATTGGTTTAAGAAACCTGATTACTCTAATGTGGTTAAATTCCCAGAGACTAGAGCAATTCCTATCGTGCCCCCAAAAGAGTCAAATGCTCCAGAGACTATATACAGTGTTGGTGTTACTGCTGAAGGGATGCATATGACTTTAAAAGTAGGGTATAGTACCCTCACTATGACCAAAGCAGGTGTTCAAAATCTTATCGAACAGTTAGCAGTATTCCGTGACCAACTTAGGGAAGAAGAATGAAAATTGGATTAAGCTATAGCCGTTGTATTCTTGATATTGTCGAAGGTCGAGTAGATATTAGCGATGTGTTGGTGATTATTGCCCGCACAGATTTTGATCCTACTATCGATGATGAGTGGGCGGGCATTTGGGAAGGTTATTGTTATGGCGGATTGAGTAATCCCGAATGGAGCAATTATGACTTTAACAGTCCAGAGGACCAAGCCAAGTTCCGCAATGTTAGCACCGAACTATGGGAGCAGGGTAAAATACATCAGCCTCGCAAGTTCGGAGCACATCCTCGCCGGTTGCCTTACTATTGGTTAGAAGCAGGGCTTCAGTCAGAAGATATCGAAAGTAACATCACAGTAAAGAAAGCCTGGGAACAGTTTCAAATTCTTGCAGGTCTTGCAAATACAAAAACAATAAAGGATGAGTTTTAATATGTTAGTACCAATGGTGGTCGAAAAGACCGGTCAAGGCGAACGTGCCTTTGATATTTTTAGTCGATTGCTTAATGAGCGTATTGTGTTCCTTAATGGACCAGTTGATGATCACAGTAGCAATTTAATTGTGGCACAGATCTTACATTTAGAGAGTGCCGATAGTGAGAAGGATATCCACTTTTACATCAACAGTCCAGGCGGTGTCATTACCAGCGGCATGGCCATCTATGATGTCATGCAGTTTGTTAAACCCAATGTCTGTACCTATGTGTTAGGCCAGGCATGTAGCATGGGTAGTTTTTTGGCTCAGGCAGGACATCCCGGCAAACGATTTATGCTACCGCATGCTCGACATATGATTCATCAGCCAAGTGGTGGCGCCCGTGGCATGCAAAGTGACATTGAGATCCAATACAAAGAAATTACTCAGATGAAAACAATGTTAACCAAACTATATGTTGAACACAACACTGCCGGTAAATCTTACGCCGATTTTGAACGTGACATGGACCGTGACACCTTTATGTCAGCCGAAGAAGCACTGGCCTATGGCTTATGTGATAAGATAATTGAAAAACGTTGATTAACTATGAGTAAAATACTTCCTTGGGCAGTTGTAAATACTCTACTCAAGGGAGAATCATTATGGCAAATTTTATTATTGTATCTTTATTAATAGGCGGATTTATTGGATGGGCGTTATTTGCCCTTACAGTTTATAAATTTATGTCAGCAAGGCAAAATGAAATAGAAATTCTTGACCACATCACAGATGAAATAAAAATCATCAAAGAAGAAATAAAACAACTAAAATAATTGTTCATAAATATTGACATATAGCAAACATATCTATATAATTTCATTAGCGGCCTTTTACGACTTTCACCCCGCTTTATAAATTCTGCATGTCGTCAAACTTGCTACTTTAAATAAAGGAGACTAGAGATGGCAAAATTTTTCTCAACAAAACACTACGGACATAACATTGGTCTGTCAGCGGTATTCCGTCAACCTAATGCAGATCACAGTCATTGTCACCTGCTACATGGCTACAGTCTAGCGTTCACATTCACATTCGGCTGTGATACCCTAGACAACAAGAACTGGGCAGTGGACTTTGGCGGGCTTAAACCTCTCAAAGCCTGGTTGGAAGATCACTTTGATCACAAGTTGGCATTGGATCGACAAGATCCATATTTAAGCAAATTTGTGGAATTAGAAGAATTGGGGTTGGCTGAAATTCGATATTTTGATGGTGTAGGTGCAGAGAAGTTTGCTGAACATGCTTTTAACTTTGCCGACGCACTAATACGTGAGAAGACTAGCGGTCGTTGTTATTGTGTCAGAGTTGAGTGTGCGGAACATGGCGCTAATTCAGCGATTTACGAGGCACAATGAACAGTATCGAGAGAGTATGGGCGCGAGCAACTGGACATCTTATGGGGAACACGGACGACGATCGTCCGGATGTTCCTATTCTTACTTTACGAGAAGCTAGGGTAGCATTATTTTTTAAAACCTTTTGGGTTATAATTCACGTAGTGACCTGCTTCTTTATTATAGCAAATACAATAAGGCATTGGTGATCAAATGACAGATAAAGAATGGTTAGAAAAAATAAGTATAGCATATAGGGCTTATCAAACGCAGGTAAGTCCTAGTTTGCCAGTTGAAAATTTTATCAGCTGGTTATATAAACAATATGGCATTATACAGCCAGCAAAGGTAGATAAATGAAAAAAATTTTAGTAACAGGCGGAGCAGGTTTCTTAGGCAGTCATCTCTGCGAACGGTTAGTCAAAGAAGGACATCATGTTCTTTGTGTAGACAATTATTTTACAGGCAGTAAAAATAATATTGCACACTTGTTAGATAACAAGAACTTTGAAGTTATCCGACAAGATATCTGCCTGCCTCTGTATGTAGAAGTAGATGAAATCTACAATCTTGCTTGTCCAGCGAGTCCATTTTATTATCAATGGGATCCAATCCAGACGATGAAAACCAGTGTAATTGGTTCTTACAATATGTTGGGACTGGCCAAACGTACTGGTGCTAAAATCTTACAGGCGTCAACCAGTGAGTGCTACGGTGATCCCACAGTTCATCCTCAACCTGAGGAATATTGGGGCAATGTAAATCCAATTGGTATACGCAGTTGCTACGACGAAGGCAAACGAGCCGCGGAAACCTTGTTCATGGACTACTATCGCACACACGATGTTAAGGCCAAAATTGTGCGTATTTTTAACACATATGGTCCTAGAATGGCACAGAATGACGGCAGAGTTGTTAGTAATTTTGTGGTACAGGCATTGCAAGGTCGCGACATTACTATCTACGGAGACGGTATGCAAACTCGCAGTTTCTGCTATGTTGATGATCTGTTAGATGCTATACAAGCCATGATGAATCATCCAGACGACTCTTTTATTGGGCCAGTTAACATCGGTAATCCTGGGGAGTTTACCATGTGGGAATTAGCACATAAGGTCATTGAATTAACCGGAAGTAAGAGCCAAATATTACAACAAACTTTACCTCAGGATGATCCAAAACAGCGCAGGCCGGATATCACTCGAGCAAAAGCCATGCTCAATTGGGAGCCTACTATTAACCTAGAGCAAGGGTTAATTAAAACTATTGATTATTTTCGAAGCCATCTATAATGGAAGATTTTATTAGAATATGGCCTGGTAAAGTCTCTTCCGAGGATTGCCAAGAAACTATTGATACTATTGAATCAGTTATCGTTAATCCGGATCTTAAAGATCATGTCATTAATAATAACACACAGTTTTCTAATGGTGGATTAGGGAGAGCCGATATTGCTGTATTCTTACAAAATCCTGTGTTTAATAAAGCAGATCTCTGTAGCAAATATTTGTACTATCTACATGATTGCCTAACCGAATATATTGCAGAATTTAGTCAATTAAAAGATTTAAACATGACTAACAACTGCGAAATGAAATTGCAGAAAACTCCGCCACGCGGTGGATTTCATATTTGGCATTACGAAAACGGCGGAATAAATTATCATTCAAGAGAACTAACTTGGATGATCTATTTGAATGACATGCCCGAAGGTGAAGCTGAAACTGAGTTTTTATTCCAGCATCGAAAAGTTCGGCCTACCAGAGGTACTGTGGTCATTTGGCCTGCAGGCATGACCCATGTGCATCGAGGCAATACAGTTTACACACAGCCAAAATATATACTGACTGGATGGTATAATAAGATTTGACTTAACCTGCAAACAGTGTATAATAATAACATGACACACGGAATTATAGCGCAAGAAATGTTTATCATTAACACCCCACTGCCTGAACCGGTATTGACTGTATCGGCACCTCCAGAAAGTAATATTACACTTGTCGGTGGGCAAATAGAAATGCTTAAAATTACCGAAGATGGATTTTATGTTCGAGGAGTAAAAGTCAAGGCGGACGAAGAAGAAGCGGCCGCCGTCTATAAGGCTTTTAAAGAATTTTTAGTTTATCACGCACTTACAAGGAATTAACTATGACACAGTGGACTATTACCGTTGAAGAAGATCCGGAGACCGGAGATCTTATTTTACCTTTACCACCAGAGCTGTTGGAAATGCAAGGATGGAAAGAAGGCGATGTGTTAAAATGGACAGATAATAAAGATGGATCGTGGTCCATGGAGAAAGAATAATGAAAACTTTTATACAAGTAGGTGCCGGTGCCGGTGACAGAGATCCCAGTGCTAATTTTATAGATGGATTTACTCGCATGGTTAAGGCGTTAGATCCTACTACAATTGGTAGGGTTATTTTAGTAGAACCAAATCCTATTAACATTCCATTTTTAAAAGAATGTTGGAAAGATTATCCTCAAGCAGAAATTTACGACATCGGTATAATTCCTAGCTACTACACAGATAAAACAGTTACCTTTTATTATTCCAAAGGTGACGGTCCTCACTATCAATGTACCAGCGTTAATAGAAATCATACAGGAAGAGATGATCTTGTAGAATTTCAAGCACCTTGTGAAACATTAACCAATTTCCTCAATAAAACTGTTGGCAATTCACATGTAGATGTGTTAGCATTAGATATTGAAGGTGTCGATGGCGACGTTATTCTTGACACAGATTGGAGTCTATTTGATATTGATCAACTTAGTTTTGAATACACCAACCTTCACGGACAGACTGAACCAGTAAAGCAACACTTGGAAAAATATAATTTTGAATTTGCGGGTCGCGGTCTAGACCGAGATGGTCTAGATTGGATGTATCAAAAAAAAGTATCACATGATTAAAAGAATTGGATTTGCCTGTAAGTGGATTGATCACGCAGAGCAGGTGGACGGAATTAAACCCACCGACGATGCTAAGGCTTTTAACACAGGCTCTACTACCGTTGCTTGGTTAAATAGACAGAGCAAAGAAGTAGCTGAACAAAAGTTGTGGGACCTAATGGTAGGTAACATTGAAGCTACTCGCAAGCTCGTTGAAAAGGTAGGCTCACTCAATGAAAATCTTAGAATGGTACGACTCTCGAGCGATATACTCCCTGTATATACTCAGCAGGATTGGTGCGGGTTTTGGCGGCGTAGCGATGTTAGAGCCTATTGCGAAAGAGCATTTGGAGCCGTGGGAGCTTTGGCTCGCAAGAATAACGTTAGGTTGTCTATGCATCCTGGGCAGTTTACTGTGTTGGCAAGTGAGAACCCTGGCATTGTAGAACGATCAATAGAGGAATTTGAATATCATGCAGATATGGTCAGGTGGATGGGATACGGCAAGACTTTTCAAGACTTTAAAATCAATGTACACATCTCGGGTAAACAAGGTCCCCAAGGTATTATCTCTGCCCTCCAACGCCTTACCCCCGAAGCAAGAAACTGTATCACTATCGAAAATGACGAAAACTGTTGGGGAATTGACAGCAGTCTCGAACTCGAAAAACACTGCGCCCTCGTACTTGATATACACCATCACTGGATCCGTACGGGAGACTATATCCAGCCCTCCGACGATAGAGTTAAACGTGTAATTGATAGCTGGCGAGGTGTTCGCCCAACTTGTCATTATAGTGTTAGCCGTGAGGATTATCTAGTAGCCCACGATACAGCAACTAAACCTATAATGTCTACTCTATTAGAGTCGGGCTACAAAAAACAAAAACTTCGAGCCCACAGTGATTTTATGTGGAACACCGAAGTCAATGCTTGGGCCTTACAATTCTTAGATCACTTTGATATGATGATCGAAGCCAAAGGCAAGAATCTAGCCAGCTTTGCTCTATATGAGCAATCTAAACTTACAACGGTTTAGTAAACTTGACCAATGCTTGAGCAAAGGGCTGTGCAGTGTTTATCACTTCTGCCCCTGTAAACAATTCTGTAAGTTTTGTTTCTTTATAAAAACTAGAGAAACTGTTGCAAGTCTCTAAATTTAAAGAATCTTGATCAACCACAATAGTCTCATAATCAATTAGATACACAGATGTTTCATATTCAGGAATTGAATATTCAGTGTCAACTCCGTATATATTTTTTATGTATCCCAAGAACGGTGTTAAATTAATATCTGTAAAAAATGTAGTTAACAAAATTCCACCAGGTTTTAATACAGTAAAAATATCTAAAATTTCTGCACGAATTTCATCAGCATTGGCATGGGAGAATACACTGTTCAATACAACAATATCAAACTCACCAGATAAAGAATCGCGGATTGAAAGATTCTTAATTCCTGTAGGATTATAACTACGATGCCATTTGTTACAATGTACAAATTGATACTCGGGATGTATCATGCGGGCAATGTTAATAAATTTTTCATTTATATCTAAGCCTACATAATTCTCCCGAGATACAACATTGTTTGCCCAGTTAACATAATTTCCTACATTACATCCAACGTCTAACACTCTAACAGTAGCCCAATCAATTCCACATCCGTCATAGTTAAATCTTTTGAAAAGATTATATGTAACTGGAGAAATCCAGTCCTGGTCTTTAATAATAGGGTATATGCTAGTCATGGTGTTGTTGTAATGTTAGTACTATTTATTTTTTCTTAACTGTTCTTGCGGCTGGCTTTTTAGCAGTAGCTTTTGGAGCCTTGGCTTTAGCCGGGGCTTTTTCTTTAACTGCTGGTTGGGCCTTAGGAGTACGTGGCTTACGTGGTTTCTTAGCCGGAGCTTCGACTACTTCTGCCTGTACTGGAGCAACTTCAGCAACTACCGGGATTGCTTCTGCTATAGGAGCAACTTCCACTACTGGAGTTGGTTCAGCAACCACAGGAGTTGGTTCGGGGGTTTCTACTTTATATGGTACACTTGCTGTAGTTTCTTGTGGCTCTGATTTTTTTCTAAAAATCAAGAAAGCGGCCACTGCTACAACAAAAATACCTGCAATAATTAATTCCATGATAGGATTCCTTTCAAAAATTGTATCTTTATTTAACCTTCATAAATACTTACATGGAAAAAAGTTTATCTGATTTAAAACGATTGGTTATTGAAGCAGATACCAAAAAAGACAAATTGGTATTAGAGCCGCTTCCTTATGCTAGAACAGACCTAGCACCAGTAATGAGTGAAGATACTATAGATTATCATTACGGAAAATTAGCCAAAGGATATGTTGATCGGTACAATCGAGACGAGGGAGATGCTGATTTTAACCATGCAGGGGCATTTCTCCATAACATTTTTTTTCCGCAATTAAAATCTCCTAGTTCAGGAAATCAACCCCACGGCGCTAGTCTAGAATTTATAGAAAAACACTTTAAAGACGGTGTTGACGAATTAAAAAATACTGTCGAAACAACAGCCATGGCTATACAAGGCAGTGGGTGGGTATACCTTGCTCGGAACGGGCAAGTAAAAATTATAACAAATCATCAAGTAAAACAGGATATCATACTGTTAATAGATTGGTGGGAGCATGCTTGGTCTCTGGATTACCAAGCAGACAAGGCAAAATACTTAAAAAATATATGGAGGGCAATTAACTGGTCGGTGATAAACGATAGAATCAACCTTAAAAAATAATCTATCAAAAACTAATTTTGGAGTGCTAAAATGCCCAACAACATCCCAGCTAATGCTGTAGAAATAGAAGAAGAACGAGACGACGACTATTCACCAGACGATTTTGGATTTATCATAGGTCCAGATGGTGAACTAAAAAGTATGATGTATCCAGAACATTTGATGGAAGACCCTCCGGAAGAAATACAGGCTATATTAAGCATTTTTGGCATCGATCGAATAGAAGATGTAGGGAATAGAACCCTGCATTAATCAATACATATTTTTGGTAAATACCCGAGTAAAGGATTTATCAAAAATATGAGCTCACCAGTTTGGATTACCCCTGCAGGACCCTTGTTCAGTGCCTACGAAGGAAATACAGTCCGTGAATACATACGAACTACCACAGCAGATACTAGTTATACACTGATTTCTGGAGCACTTCCGCCAGGACTTAGCTTGGCGTCACCTGCACTTAATGGTATAGGATTAATTAGAGGTGTAGCAGGTAACACGTTAAATTTAAGCAAATACGAATTTGTTATTAGAGCCAGGAACAACTACGGGTTAGCAGACAGAACATTTAGCATCGACATCCTAGGACCGGATCAACCAACATGGATTACCACTACCGGTAATAATCAATACTTAAAAATCAACGGTAAAGAATATGTTTTTACAGGCGAATGGGTAGATTTTCAACTACAGGCCAACCCGACCGAAGCTCCAAGTGACGCTAAAATTCGTTACTACATTCCAGACAAGGGTGGTATATTACCTCCAGGGCTAACTCTAACTGAGTTAGGAAAAATTACCGGATTTGTTCAAGATTCTGTGTCAGTTGATGGACAAATATCGACTACTGGCGGGTATGACACAGAATCATATGACAAATATACATACGATCACTCTGCGACTACTTTTGGTAAAATACCCGGGGTTCCTAGAATTTATCAATTTATTGTAGCGGCAACTGATGGCATTTTAGAAACTAGAAAATTTTTTAAAATTGTAGTGACCAGTGTAGATATTTTAAACTACAATACAACTTCCATGCCAGTAGATATCGTATTACCCGCTATATCTGCACCTAATATCTACATGCAACCATTGCAGTGGATCAATGGCACAAGTCTTGGCACTATTCGAGCCAATAATAGTCAAGATATTCCTGTCACAGTCTATGATGCATCACCGTATTCTGGCACATTACAATACAGATTAATCAATACAGGAACCGTAGCAACAAATTTACCTTTAGGACTTACTTTAGATCCTGACAAAGGTTACCTGTCCGGGTATGTGCCGTATCAGCCAGCTTATACTAAAAATTATAACTTGACAATAGAAGCTACTAAAACTGACACAGCTACTCAGACTAAAACCACTGCCACTAATACATTTACCTTGGCCATTAAGGGAGAAGTCGAAAGTACTATTCAATGGGTAACTAATTCAAATTTAGGGCAGGTGTTTGTTGGACATGTCAGCGAGCTGGCTGTGGTAGCTAAACATATTAATTCAAATTACTCAATCAAGTATTCCTTGGCCAGCGGAACATTGCCTCCAGGATTAACATTGGGCAGTGATGGCAGTATCTATGGAAGGGTGGCATATGCAAATCCCGCATCATACACATTTACCATCAACGCCGGCGATGTATATGATCTAAGCTCAGTTAGTCGCATGTTTGTAGTTCAGACAAACGGTGAGGATTCACCGGAATATACCAGTATTAGTCTAAGACCATTTTTATCTCAGGATAAGAAAGATCAATTTAGAGAATTTATCAGCAACACTTTTACTTTTGATCCAAATTTAATCTACAGGTATTACGATTATAATTTTGGAGTACAACGAGGTATTCAATTAGTTGTTGAGTTTGGAATAGAAAAACTTACTTTAAGAGAGTATGTAAAGGCATTAAAACGTAATTTTTATAAAAAACGTTTTTACTTTGGTGACATTAAAATAGCCATAGCCAAAAATTCATTCAATCAACCATTGTACGAAGTAGTTTACCTCGATATGATTGATGATCAAGCCGGGGCTAATTCGGTAATATATGTTGATAACGACTCCTATTACCCAGGAAGCATTGAAAATATGCAAAAAAGCCTAAGAGCACTGCAATTGCCCGACGGTTCAGTTATTAGCGTTGACGATTCCTATCAACCTTTATACATGCAGACTCCACAGGCAGGAGAATATCGAATCCCGGGATATATGACAGTGGTGCCTATTTGTTATGCTTTACCTGGTCAAGGATCAAGAATCGTCAGCAGAATTAAATTGAGCGGATTTGATTTTAAACTTTTAGACTTTGAAATAGATCGAATTATCATTCAAGGTACGCAGGATAGTGCAACGACTAAATATCTATTATTACAACGACAGAACATAGGAGACGCTATTTCTTCTGATCCATATTTGGAAGAAGATATTGTTTGGACGTTCGACGATAATGTCACATTAACCAGGAAATAAACAATGACTGCTATTACCAGTTTGCCATCAGTGAGTACATTAACTAACCAGATAGTGTTGCCGGTAGTTGATGTAACTGATGCATCTAGGACCAAAAAAATGACCCTGGCGCAATTGGTTACTGCATCTAAAGGTGCCACAGGCCCTACAGGACCTCGAGGTATTGACGGATTACAAGGTCAACAAGGAGCAACTGGACCAAGCGGCGGCCCTCCGGGTCCGCAAGGCCCTACTGGCGCACAAGGCGCTGGTCCTACAGGCCCACAAGGTGTCAGAGGTCCTACAGGAAATCCAGGTGCTCCGGGCGGCCCAACAGGTCTAACAGGTGAACCTGGCGCTACTGGACCAACTGGCAGGACTGGTCCAACTGGTGCAGGTGCCACTGGGCCTACAGGATGGACTGGCCCTAGCGGATCGGGCCCACAAGGCACTAGAGGACCAACTGGACCACAAGGACCACAAGGTGTTGCAGGTAATAACGGTGTAACAGGTCCAACTGGCGCAGGTGCTACTGGTCCAACTGGGCCGGCTAATGGTCCAACGGGTCCAACAGGTGCAGGGGGAGTAGGCGCTACTGGACCAACTGGTGCAGGTGCTACTGGCCCAACAGGAGCTCAAGGTAATGTTGGTCCACAAGGATTTGGTCCAACTGGACCCTCAGGTCCTACTGGTGCGGCCAGTAGTGTAACAGGTCCGACAGGATGGACAGGCCCTAGCGTAACAGGTCCCACTGGGGCGGCCAGTAATGTAACTGGTCCAACTGGTCCCAGTGTAACTGGGCCACAAGGCTCACAAGGGAATACCGGTGCAACAGGACCAACTGGCGATCTTGGTTCTACTGGTCCAACTGGTCCCAGTGTAACTGGGCCACAAGGCTCACAAGGGAATACCGGTGCAACAGGACCAACTGGTGTACAGGGTGCAACAGGTCCAACTGGACCCAGCGTAACAGGTCCTACTGGGCCTAGCGTGACAGGACCTACTGGTGCAATTGGACCCACTGGTGCTGGCACAGCCGGGCCTACTGGACCAACCGGGCTGTCGACATTTACACAAATTAATACCGTAACTTCAAGAACCGTTGATGCTAAATTAAAAGACATATATGTCACACCAGAAGATTTTGGTGCAGTGGGGGATGGTATAGCTGACGATTATTTTGCTCTACAGTCTGCAATAAACTCAGGGCTAACTGTTCGATTAACTGAAGGTAAAATTTACAAATACAACACCGGGCTGATCTTAAGTAACACTTTTCAGCGATTTGGAGGACCTGGAGTTTTAAGACCTACAGGTAGTATTAATGGAATAACTATTACAGGTGGTTGCGCAGGTGTAGAAGTTGATTTGACTTTTAATTCTCCAAACCTAGCAGGATGTGCGCTAAGGATTGATAATGCCGATAGGGTAACAATCAAAAAATTATACGGCGTTGATATTGGTTCAAATTATACTTCAAGTTCTGTATTGTATATACAGGATTCGAATACCTGTGTCGTTGATTGGCTATGGGCGTATTGTGGCGGTAAGGGTATTACTTGGTACGGAACAGACATTTTAAGATCAGATATTCTACGTATAAATTTTGCTGTAATTGATTGTGCCAATAATCAATATGGTTTAGATTGGGACGGTAACTGCCATAGTTTAGAAATTGGATATCTAGGACTAGTAACTACCAAGGGTGCAATCATTCGTAATACCAGTGGCGGTGCCACTTACCCGGCTATTGGTAAATTTAATCACATTGAAATTGATTATGCTACTAGCTACGGCGTAGAAATTACAGCTGGATTGGATTTTGATTTTAACATTCCATACATCCAAGGTTGCGGTGCTAGTGGAATTAAAATTGGGGCGGCTATAAACAATTATAATGTCCGTATTAATGGCGGTAAAATAACAGGCAATACAGGATATGGGATTGAAAATGCAGGCGGAGTGGTATTATTAGGTGGATCTACTGACCTATCAAGCAATACTGTGGGCAAAACCACAGGCGCTGTTTGGACCACAGTAAATCGATTAAGTGTCAACGACGATGATTATTATTTAGAAATGAATGGTAGCAATCCTTTGCTGTCATTGGGTCAAAATTCTTATCTAACATTTGACAGAAGTACCTATCGATATTCTTTCTATACATCATCAACAAATGTACTAGTGATGGATAAAACATATGTACAGTCTGCGGTGCCATTATTACCCCCAACCTATACAGTATCCGGGTTACCAAATACAAATCTTGTGCTAGGTATGCGAGCCACAATAAGTGATTGCACAACCACTACATTCTATACAAATGTGTCCGGATTAGGCACTGGGTCTTATAAAGTACCTGTATATTACGACGGGTCAGCCTGGAGAATTGGATAAAATACTTTCCAATAAATACACTATTAAAAATATCCCAGAATTATGACAATAAGACCGAATATAACATCACTGCCGCAACTAACTAACCCTACAGAAGGGGAAACATTATTTGTGGTTCAGGATTCTACTGTAAACCAGTATATCACAGTACCACAGGCTAGAAGTTTACTTAACACAATAGGGCCAACTGGCCCTATTGGACCTACTGGACCGACCGGTGCTACTGGACCGACTGGACAACAAGGACCTACTGGCCCACAAGGGGTCACTGGTCCTACGGGATGGACTGGACCTACAGGTCAGCGTGGTGCTACAGGCCCACAGGGAGTTACAGGACCTACAGGATGGACTGGCCCACGAGGTGCAACTGGCCCACAAGGTGTCACTGGACCTACGGGATGGACAGGTCCTACAGGAGCCACAGGTCCTACAGGAGCTCAGGGTAATCAAGGTGTCACTGGACCCACTGGGCCTAATACTCCTGCCAACATAGCAGGCGGTGCGGCTGGAAGTATTCCTATCCAAAGTGCGCCCGATACCACTGCATTTATTCCTATCGGCACTAGCGGATATATTCTATTAAGCAATGGCAGTACTGCTACTTGGGTCAGTACTGCAACTATTTTTTCAGGTAATGCTACTCAAACACAAAAAATATATGTAACTGCTACCACCTCAACTGATGTAGTACAATATTTGACCATGGTTCCTTTTCCTAACGATTATGTTGGAGCAAAAGCCGATAGCAGTCTTTCATTCCTAGCAAATCCTGGTCTGTTAACATCTCCAAAGATTTTAGTTTCTGCAACTACTGCTAGTAACAGCACATCGACTGGTGCCCTAGTAGTTCGAGGGGGCGTAGGAGTAGGCGGAGACATTTACTTTAGTGGTAATCTTTATCAAAATGGTGTTCTGTTCCAACCTTCAGGTGCTACAGGACCACAGGGGCCAACAGGGCCACAAGGACCTACGGGGCCAACAGGGCCACAAGGACCAACTGGACCTACCGGATGGACCGGACCTACAGGACCTACAGGTTCAACTGGACCTACAGGAACTGGTTCTACAGGGCCAACTGGACCTAGTGGTGGACCTATTGGACCAACTGGACCTAGTGGTTTAGACGGGCCAACTGGACCTACAGGTGCTACAGGTGCCGGATCAACTGGGCCGACTGGACCTAGTGGTGGACCAATTGGTCCTACTGGAGTTCAAGGACCCACAGGGCCTACAGGTTGGACTGGGCCTACAGGTTGGACTGGACCTCAAGGGGTCACTGGGCCTACAGGCTGGACTGGACCGGGCAGTACTGAAATGGGACCAACCGGTGCTACTGGGCCGCAAGGTGTAACTGGCCCTACAGGACCTAGCGGCGCTACTGGCCCACAGGGAATAGGATCTACAGGTCCAACCGGATTACAGGGACCTCAAGGCGTTCAAGGACCTACAGGATGGACAGGTCCACAAGGTTCAGGTATTACAATTAAAGGACAGGTTGCTACAGCTGGTAACCTTCCTACAGTACCAACTCCAACAATTGGTGATTCATACATTGTTACAGCTGACGGACACTTATATGTCTATACGGGCACAGGACCTTACAGTGGATTTGTGGATGCAGGATCCGTAACTGGACCTACAGGGCCGCAAGGAGTAACTGGACCACAGGGCCCACAGGGCCCAACAGGTGCGGCTAGTAATGCCGTCGGGGCTACAGGACCTACGGGGTGGACTGGACCAGGAAGCACCGCAAGCGGTCCTACTGGACCGACAGGACCACAAGGTGCGGCCAGTAATGTGGCAGGACCAACCGGACCGACTGGTGCAGGTAGCAATACACTAGGACCGACAGGACCACAAGGTGCGGCCAGTAATGTGGCTGGACCAACTGGACCAACTGGAGCGGGTAGTAATGCTAGTGGCCCACAGGGACCAACTGGACCACAAGGTGCACCCAGCAATGCCCCAGGTAATCAAGGGCCAACTGGACCACAAGGACCGACTGGTGCTCCCAGCAATGCCCCAGGTAATCAAGGGCCGCAAGGACCCACCGGACCGACTGGCTCTCAAGGTAATCAGGGAGCGCAGGGACCAACTGGGCCACAAGGACCAACTGGCGCACAAGGTAATCAGGGAAATCAAGGTAATCCAAGTAACGTGGCAGGGCCGACCGGGCCGACCGGGCCGACCGGCTCTCAAGGTAATCAAGGTAATCCAGGTAATCAAGGACCTCAGGGAAATCCGGGTAACAATGGTAACAATGGTAACATAGGACCAACAGGGCCTCAAGGTGCTCAAGGTAACCCAGGTAACCAAGGTAACCAAGGTAACCCAGGTAACCCAGGTAACCAAGGTAACGAGGGACCACAAGGACCACAAGGTCCAAGTTGGAATACTGACCAAAATGCTCAGTTAAATCAAGGCGGTACTCCTACGTTTAGTAACGTATATGCTACATCTGACGAAAGATTAAAAACTGATATTCGAGTTATTGAAAATGCTCTTGAAAAAGTCATGCAGATTCGAGGTGTGTTGTTTACCAGGATTAACAATGGTGAGGCTGATGCGGGTGTTCTAGCGCAAGAACTACAGGCAGTAATTCCAGAATTGGTTCGTATTGATGACGAAGGGTTCTTATCAGTAAGTTATGGTAACATCGCCGGTCTGCTGATCGAAGCCATTAAAGAGCTAAAACACGAGCTAGACGAAGTTAAGAAAAAACTACCATGATAATTTTAGCAATAAATATCGGGTAAATTATATGGAGTTCCAAATTGTCTAGTACGACCACAAATTATTTGTCAAAAATCAAGCAAAATTTTCCTGTTCGAGGACAGGATAATGACTCACAGGGATTTCGAGATAACTTTCATAATATCCACGAAGCTATTAAATCTGTAGGTGACAGGACTGGTTGGTTAGAACAAAGCAGTGTAAGGACTGATCAAACTAGCACATTCTACGGAAATACCATCGAATCTGCTAATTTTAAAAACTGTTCTACAGAAATTTGGCAAAATGACATTGCTGAACTTTACGATGTTACTATAGATTATAGTTTAGGTAGCTATCAGGTATTTCAAGTTTCTTCTGGAGAACACAACCTAGACATTATTAATTGGCCCGGTGAAGGCAAGTCTGGTACTATTAAATTATCCATAACTCCTAGTAGTTCTAGTGCTACTAAAATTAACTTCCCAGGCGATTATAAATGCGTAGACCTTAACAGAAGTACCAATTATGATCTATCAGCCGGTACCAATGTGTTCGAAGTATGGAGTGAAAACCCAATTGGCAATGCTGGACCTGTTTATTATGTAAGATCGATTGCCAAATTAGAAGCTGAAAATACAATTACACAGCACGTTGATTCATTGTATATCAAAGAAAATAAATTCACCACGGGCACTAATGATGTTACTGTAGTTTCTCGTGGCGGGCGGGCGGGTAATATTGGACTAGTACCTAATAGAATTGTAACTACCATGACTGGGATTGTTTCCGGAACTTTACCACATACATGGTTTGAAGTATCATCTGCAACAAACATCCTAACCAATGCTACATTTTGTTTTACCAATACCAATACCATTTATACTGTTTCAAGTGTAAGTGGTAAAAACATTTATACTGTTGGGTCTTTTGAAGATAACAATGTAAGAGCATTTGATTCAATTACCTTTATTAATCCTGTATTTGATCAACCAATATTAACTACTTTAATAGCTACATCAGCAACAACCACTACAGGTGTAATAACCAATTATAAAGGTTCTATCTATGCTAGAGAAAATAGATTAGAAGTAACCTATAAAGATTACGGTAATGGACTTAAAAATACATTTGCCATTACCACAATGCCGACTAATACTGTTACTAATACTGGCACTGATCTAGTCAGCGCACAATTTGTACATAGTGTTATGCCCGGTGGCGCAATTATCCTTTGGTACGGTAGCATTGCTACTATCCCGACAGGTTGGGCATTATGTAACGGACAAACTGTAAACGGATACACTACTCCAGATTTAAGAGATAGATTTGTTGCAGGTGCATCCGTAGATTATATGCCTGCAGGTGGTACTAGAGAGTTAGCCAGCACAAAAATTATGGGCGTGTTCAATACTGCCACAGTAGGTGGTACATCAGCTACATCATTAGTAAGTCACATGCACGGTGGTACATTCAGTGGTACAGTGGCCGATCACACACACCAAATTAACGATCCTCAACACACGCACGACGCCGATCCTTTCCGATATTTGCTACGTCCACCATATGATGGTTCATTAACCGGTAATGATCGAACTGGATCGGGCAGTGAGCAGGCTGTTGGACCCGGAGACGGTGCTCCTATGGCAAAAGTCTCTACTGGAATTACTATTAGTCCTGCTACAGGCGTAACTGCTAGTGGATCAATCACCGCGGCCAGCACGGGATCTACTACTACCAACTATACTAATATTCCTCCATTCTACGCATTGTGTTATATCATGAAGGTTGTCGGAGTATAAGATGTTTCATCCCTTGCTAGGCGATCCAAGAAAGTTAAAAGATCAAGATTTAGAAAATAAAATTATTGACCTTAGTAGAAAGTACGGAATAGCCGCCAGCATGGGTCAAGGTGGAGCATGCTCTCAAATTATCACAGCATTAGATATGTACAAGTCCGAACAGATGCGCAGACAGGCTGAAAATATGAAGACCATTGTTAAAAAACAAAACAAAGATTTAGATGATTTAATAAATGTTGACTGAGCACCTAGATAATTTTGTATGGCCTTCTGAATTTGCCTGTACACTTGTTACCGAAAAATTAGTATTACCAAATTATTACACTGTTAAACTCAGTGTCGAACCCACTGATCCTAAAATCAACGATGTTAACTTAGGGTTTAGAAAGATTAGATATTTCATCGACACTTATCTTAACAATTCTATTTTGGTGAGCCAAGAAAATCCTCTGGTTAAATCCTTAGTCAATCTTGATTCAAACCTAGTGTTGTTGCCTGTAGAACCATTTGATTATTTTTTTGCTTCAATCCTTTATATAAAACTTGTGACTATTTCGGAAAAATATTTTCATATCAATCATTTAACTGTTGACAGCGTTATTGGAGATCGTGTACAATACACAATAACTCACGATAACGACATAGGTGTTGACTTGCGTGGAAATTTTTGGTGGAATATGGATTCAGTAAACACAGGTACAGACGATCATACCAGTTGGCAAGATCTCAACTTGAAAGACTCTCCGCGATTTGCACCAATAGTGGTCAAAGGCGGATTAAGTGAAAACTGATAATTACGGCAGAGTCTCAATTACCGAGCAAGAAGCGTTTGACGCATTATACTCAGGTAAAAATTTAAACAATGTAACTATTGACTGTGATGTAACTCAATATAATCAGTCACGAGAAAAAAATGCGGACAAAATCTTTGAACTTAGACTGTTAGAAGATTTAGAATTTGAAAACATAATAGAATTTGATAAAGCTAACCAAAGTAACTGGTTTATGCCCAAAGAATACTACGATTTTGAAATTGTGGGCTTTCTTTTAGATAAAACTTCCAATGAAACTGAATATCAAAGAGTTGTAACAGAACTCGAATTGTTTATCCAGCATAACATGCTCGACCTATTAAAGTATCTTAAATACTTGGTCGATACCATGCGTGAAAATAATGTTGTTTGGGGAGTAGGGCGTGGTAGCAGTGTTGCAAGTTATGTGCTTTATCTATTAGGTGTGCATAAAATTGACAGCATTAAATATAATTTAGATATTGAAGAATTTCTAAAAAAAGGAGAATAAAATGGTACATAGAACAATGCAAGGTCGAGAAATTGATCTTGAAAAATTAATGAGTCAAAATGAATTGGTTCCTGCAATCGGAAACATGAAAGTCAACGCAAGAGGAGATGAACTCGGCCCAGGTGGTCAAATTATCCGTAAGCGTGAGGAAATTGTTGCAGAATATTACGAAAATAATCCCAAGGCCAAGTATTTTACACCGGCCGCAGATACTCCACCTGCCGTGCCTGCATCAAAATCTAAAAAATCTCAGTCAGAGGAATAAATGAAAGTAACAGGAACTATCAAACCATTGCGTGACAAAATCTTTGTTAGTGATATGGAGTTTGGCGAGCAAGTAACATCCACTGGAATTTTTATCCCCAGTGCTAACGGCAAATCAGCCGGGATTAGCCCACGATGGGGCAAAGTGTGGGCCGTTGGACCAGAGCAGACTGATCTTACAATTGGCGAATGGATCTTGATCGAACACGGTCGATGGACACGCACAATAGAATTTGAGCAAGCCGATGGTAGTATTTTAGAAGTTCGAATGGTAGATAGCGATGCTATCATGCTGAGTGCAGACGATCCGCCAGCTGATTACATTTATCGATCAATTTAATCAAAATTGTTGACAACTGAAAAACCCCATGTTATTATGTAGCATGGGGTTTAAATATTGTTACAACATTGAAAATGCCGTTAGAGAAATTCACGGTGCTAAAAGAGACGCCAGTAATTCATTGAATGACGGGTTTATAGCCTGGGGTGCAAAACAAGACCTTCTAAGATTAAAATATATACTCGACGATGCTATTCGGCAGTGTCCATCATTCGGGGACACAGAGCGTGGATGGATCAGAGAACAAGAACAAAAAAGAATAATAGATATTCTAAGTAAAGATGATCTTCAATAAAATTAAAGAACTTAAATTAGATGGACAAAAAATAGGAATAGTATTTTCTACATTTGATCTACTACATGCGGGGCATATTGCCATGTTGGCTGAGGTTAAGAATCATTGCGATTATCTTATTGCCGGACTACAAACAGATCCAACCATTGATCGACCGGATACAAAAAATCCACCAGTTCAAAGTATTGTTGAGAGACAGATCACACTCAGTGCTACTCGTTATGTGGACGAAATAGTTGTGTATCAAACAGAAAAAGATCTCGAAGATATCTTGCTAACCTTGCCTATTGATGTTAGAATATTAGGTATAGAGTATGCAGACAAAGACTTTACAGGAAAGCAAATCTGTGTTGATCGTGGTATCGAAATTGTCTACAATAGTAGAGACCATAGTTTTAGTTCAAGTAGCCTACGCAAGCGTGTAGCAGAAGCAGAAAGGAATAAACAATGAAATGGTTTAAGAAAATGATGTGGCAGTGGACCCAAGAAGGACGCGAAGTAAACGAGGTAAACTCTAAGATTACTAGAGGATCACTTGTTGCAAGAGACAGTCACGAGCTAGATGGCGAGCCTCTTCGTTTCAATATCTTCAGGGCAAATGGCGGTACTGTGGTGCAAACTCATATCTACGACAGACAAAAGGATCGCAGTTTCCAACAACTACACATTGTTGGTCATGATCAAGACCTCGGCGAAAGTCTAAGCAAGATTATTACCATGGAGTCACTGCGTGGATAAATGTACAACCTGTGGTAAAGAATACAGTCCGGAATGCGACTATAAACAAGGAAGATGCCCGCATCACCCACCTATGATTAATATTCAACCTAAAGATACCAGCCGGGGACATTTTTATGTTAGTGTTTGTAAGAGTGCTGTACGCATTGCGGCAGGTGCTGGACTAATTATGGGATCTCTGGCAGTATGTGGATGGTTGCTAATCTTAGCAGAAATTTTAGGCGTTGTTGAGGAGATTGTATAATGCCACTAGTGTATAAAGAAGTTGAAATTGAAATTGATTTAGAAGATTTTGATACTGACGAGCTAATTGAAGAATTAGAACGCCGAGGTACTGGTACTATAGACTATGGTAACGGCACAGAAGTTTTACAATCAATTTATGAAAAGCGTAGATTGGGCAAAGATTATCAACAAGAGTTAGATCGATTGATCTGGCTAGGACTAGGGAAAATTGTATGAAAGAATTATGGGTAGAAAAATATCGTCCTAATACTATTGACGAGTATGTGTTCAAAGATGAGGCACAGAAACGACAGGTCAAATCTTGGATTAAAGAAGGTAGCATTCCCCACTTGTTGTTCAGCGGATCTGCCGGCATTGGTAAAACTACATTGGCAAAAGTATTGCTACACGAGCTAGGTATTGAAGATTATGACGTATTAGAAATAAATGCGTCACGTGAAAATAGTGTAGACGTTATCCGAGACAAGATTACAAATTTTGTTCAGATGATTCCGTTTGGGCCATTCAAAGTTGTGTTGTTAGATGAGTCAGATTATTTGACATTGAATGCACAGGCTATCCTACGTGGATTGATGGAAACCTATTCTAGTACAAGTCGATTCATCCTAACCTGCAACTATCCTAACAAGATTATTCCTGCACTACATAGTCGTTGCCAAGGCTTCCATGTCGAAAAGACTGATCAAACAGAATTCACTGCCCGTGTTGCTACGATTTTGGTAACAGAAGGTGTAGATTTTGATCTCGATACGTTAGACACATATGTTAAACTTACATATCCAGATCTGCGCAAATGTATCAATATGGTACAGCAAAATGTCACAGACGAAAACAAATTGTCTGCACCCACTGCCGGGGACGATGCGGCCAGTGATTACAAAATTGAAATGGTCGAGTTATTCAAGAAAGGCCGGATCCAAGAAGCACGTAAACTGCTATGCGGCCGAGTTCGCCCTGAAGAGATTGAAGAAATTTATACATGGATGTATCAAAATTTAGATCTGTTTGGTGAATCAGAAGAACAAAAAGATTCTGCATTGCTAATCATTAAACAAGGTCTGGTAGATCACACTCTTATTGCCGACCCAGAGATTAATTTAGCCGCCACGTTGGTTAAACTAGCGAGAATCCAATGACACATGTTGTTACTGGCGCTTGCCAGGACTGCAAGTATACAGACTGCGTAGTAGTATGCCCTGTTGATTGCTTTAAAGAAGGTCCTAATTTTTTAATTATCGATCCCGACGAATGCATTGACTGTGGAGTCTGCATTCCAGCATGCCCAGTTGATGCCATTGTACAAGACGATGACACCAGGGTAGAAGGTTGGTTAGATTTTGCCAATCAACACCTAGACTGGCCTATTATTACACAGCGTAAAGAACCGTTGGCCAAAAAATAAACCGCATAGTCGATTGCAGGTCGATTACTATGCGGTTTAGGTTGAACTAGGTTAGATCAATCTTTAGAATCTTCTTTGTAAATTTTTAAGATTTCTTTTACCACGGGATGACGTTCTACATCTCGTGCCTCGAACCTTGCCATAGCTATCATACGATAATCACCTCCTTGGCCGTACAATGAGCAGAATTCTAGCAATCCGTTTTCTTGAGGACGATCTGCCTGGTTCAGGTCTCCAGTTACTACCATACGGCTGTTTTCACCAATACGAGTAAGTAACATTTTCATTTGACTCGGCGTTGCATTCTGCATTTCGTCAGCAATGACAAAAGCATTCTTGAATGTTCTACCCCTCATATAAGCCAGCGGGCTTATTTCGATAACACCGTCATCTAACATTTCTGTTATTTCACGAGGATGATAGTATTCCTCAAACACATCCATAATAGGTCTTGTCCACGGCTCCATTTTTTGATTTAATGTGCCTGGCAAAAACCCGTGTTCTTCATCCACACTAACCGCTGGCCTTGTGATAATAATTTTACTAATCACCCCCTCTTTATATAGTTTAATGGCCATTTGAACACCCAACATAGTTTTGCCTGTTCCGGCTGGTCCGATAGCAAAAACAATGAATTTTTTGGGGTTTTTAAGCAATTCTAGGTAGTTTTCCTGTGATATATTACGGGGAACTATAAGAACCTGCTTGTTTCTTTTAAGATAAGGCTTGATTTGAATCAAGTTATTTGAATCCTGTGGGAATCGAACATCGCGCTGTGTTCCAGGATCTCTTTCGCGTCTTCTAGCTTTGGGCAATTTTACCTCCTTGGTGAAGATCGACCTGCGTAGATATTTACAGGTAATCCAAAAAAACACATTAAAAGAGCCACAAAACGAAAGCTGTTAGCATAACTGCATTTGAATTAATTTAGTCATAAATAATAATAAAGAGAGCCATTATGCACCACGATATTATTGATGTAATTAAAAATCTTCAAACACTGAGCGAAAACAATAGTGCATTCCAAGTGCTAAAGGATTTTGAAAGAGTCCTTGACGAACTAGATGTCTATGTTTTTAAAAACTGGGACGAAGGCGAATTGATACAAGGACCTGATGTTAGCCGCTATTCAGTTAAGTGCAAATGGATGTGGGACGAAAAAGAAATGCCCGATCCTCAAGGAGGCAAACGACTAGGCGATTATGGATGTAAAGTGGTCTACAGCAAAGAGCATATTTTAATTCCAAGGAAAATCAAAGAGCCGGGCGACTATAGGCCAGGTACCAAAAAAGGTAAAATTGATGCCCATCCTATTTGGACCGTCACAATAGAAATGCCTAAAAAGCTCATGCAAGATGTGTATGTGGGCAAAGAAAATAAAGAGAATAACCAAATGGCCGAACTTATGAGATATAACAATCAAGCTATGAGTGCCGACGAAATTGCCCAGGAGAATCCCGCAGATGAACAGCTACCAGCATAAAAAAATTCTTGCCGAAGGGCTACGTTCAGGCGATCTTAAAGATTATGTTAATGACATATTCACCATAGATCAATATAAGAGCAAAATGGGCGAGGACCGAGATATTGTGGTTCTTGGATTCCGTGTCAAAGAAAAATATCCCGCAATGGACCTAGTAGAGTTCATTGAAAAAGGTTATAAATTTATCCTCGATGCCGACATGAGCGCAGGTGAAGAGCACGACGGACAATACCAAGTGTTTGTAGAAATGGAACGCACTCCTAATATTCCCGGACAACTGAGAGAATTGTTAAACGGAGTGGGGCAACTATGCGGATGCTATGACTGGAGATTTAGGTATCAAAAAGCTCCTACCAGTATTGAGTTTGATGAAAAATCAGTTATGGAACATGTTCCTACTACTCCACAAGAATACGAAGGTAAAATTTTAGAAATTAAAACAGCAGATGTTAAGGATTTCTTTGATCAGGGAGCAACTGATGTCACGCTCGAGGCAGATAACACACTAACATTCAAACGCCCATATGCAGGTGATGTCCAGGCTAAGTTCATTGCTATCGGTGACTACGACGATGTTAAAAATACTGTCCCAGGGAAACTAAGTCTTGATGAATCTAGTCAAAGCCAAATGTTTTTCTTGGCAAAATATCTAGGCAATTACGACATTAATAAAATCGGAAATAAGTTTTTAATTAGAAATGGATCAAAGGCAATAGTCATTGAAAAGGATCGTTGGTAATGTGGCAAATAACATGGATACTTAATCTACTACCAGATTGGGTATTTCATTTACTTCTTATATCAGGCATAGTTGGTGTTGTTGCTTCATATATCTTAAAAAGAATTCCATTCATCAATCAATATAATACTCCTCTTAGAATACTAAGCATTTTAATCATCATTGGAACTGTGTGGGTCAAAGGTGGCCGAGATGTACAGCATGCCTGGGAAGAAAAATTAAAAGAAGCCGAAGCAAAAGTTGCACAGGCCCAAGCAGAAAGTAACACTGCTAATCTAGCATTAGAAAAAGAACACAAGAAAAAACAAAAAGTTATTAGAGAATATGCTATAACAGTCAAAGAACAGATTGTTGAGAAAGAAAAAATCATTGATGCCGAATGTAAAATAGCACCAGAAGCCATAACCATTCTCAATCAATCTGCTAAAAATCCTCTTAGAAATGGAACAGTTAATGTAGAAGTAACTGACGGAGGTAAGAAATGAAAAGATTGATAGCAGTATTAATTCCTTTAGCAATGTTAACAGGATGTGAAGACGGTGCTGTTCCCGTGGCTGTAAAATTTCCCAACGTTCCTGCAGAATTGTTAGAAGCATGCCCGGACTTAAAAGAAGTAGATCCTAAAACTACCAAGCTAAGTGAAGTAATTTCTGTGGTTACAGATAACTATGCAGAGTATCACGAATGCAGACTAAAAGTAGATGACTGGATTGTGTGGTACAAAACACAAAAATCAATTTTTGATAAGATAAAATAACATGAAAAAATTATTAATAGCCACTATTGTTATGTTAAGTTTGTCAGGATGTAGTTTATTAGACGCATATCTAATGACTCATTATGATCCTAACGAATACAAACTAATCACTGATGTTAGATCACAAGCTCTAACATATAAAAATGACTGCGACGATCAAATAGCCAGCAAAGCTAACGCAAATAAAATAGCATACGATACTCAATTATTTGCCATGTATAGCGAACATATACCAAGAAACAAAGAACTTGTAGAATCATCAAAGGATCTACATGCTATTGCTCGAGGACTAGCCGATCAGTATAACAAATCCGATAGAGTTAGTCCTGCATTTTGCAAAATTAAATTTGAAACATTGGAAAAATCTGCAAATAAAATGCAGACCGTAATTGCAGGGAGACCAAGATGAGCGTAGAACAATACCAACAGGCATTATTAACCAGTTTTAATTCAAGTCAGGATTCGGCTGTGCAAGGGGCCGCACAAACAGCTAATCATTATACTGAACTGTTTAAAACAGGTCAGATTAGTCGAGACGAATATCTAGCACTAATGGAAGATATTGCAAGAACAAACAATATCAATAAAAACATGGACAACATGGAAATCATGGAGCACATGAATGTTGCCATAAACGGCTTAATAAATTTAGCCACACTAGCATAACGGGGGCAAAATGTCAAATTTTATTTTATCAAAAGAACAATTAAAACAATTATTACCAGGTAATCCATATATTGATTACTGGTACCATGCATTAGAACAAGCATTACCTGATTATGATATCAACACCCCGCATCGTGTAGCGGCTTTTATTGCTCAGTGTGCTCACGAAAGTGGCGGGTTTAGGGCACTGAAAGAAAATCTAAACTATCGTGCTGTAACACTACGTAAGGTATTTCCTAAATATTTCCCCAATGACGAAATTGCCAATGCATATGCAGGCAAAGCAGAAATGATTGCCAATCGTGTATACGGTGGACGTATGGGCAACGGTGACGAGCATAGCGGTGACGGATATCGTTATTGTGGCCGTGGACTTATTCAACTTACAGGCAAACAAAACTATCAGAACTTTGCTGACAGCATTGAAACACCTGTAGAAGATTTGCCAGAATATTTGGCTACTTTTGAAGGGGCCGTACAATCAGCCTGTTGGTTTTGGGAAAGCAATAACCTAAATCAATATGCCGACAGCGGTGATATTTTAACAATGACCAAACGTATCAACGGAGGTACCATTGGTTTAGAAGATCGTAAAAAGCATTACGAACATGCACTACATGTTTTAGGAGCATAACATGGCATTAATAGATTCAGTATTAAATTTAGTAAACAAACAACCTAAAGATCCGGATGCACCTAAGCCGCCGGTCGGATCACGTTCGGAGCGTGAAGCTAAACTAAAAGACAAAGCAGGTATGGTTATTTCTGTATTTGCATTGTTGTTAGCCGTTAATGCATGGTACGGTGGCAAGTTAGGTAGCACAGTATTAAACAATACACTAGGTGCTAATAACACCTGGGCACAATACCAAGCCAAGGCAGGTCGTGGTGTCACTTACGAAATTGCGGCTAAGACCTCAACTGATCCAAAACTAAAAGCAGAATTCCAAGCTGAGAAAGAGCGCATGGATGCAGACAAGAAAGAACTTGCTGTTAAAGCAAGAGAACTAGAAGCAGTTCGTGAAGAGGCTAAGAAATCTAGTCCGTGGATTGGATATGCTAGCACTGCTTACCAGTTAGCCATTGTTGTTCTATCAGCAAGTATTTTAGCTGTTAGTATGGCCATGTTCTGGGGAAGTTTTGCTGTAGCAGGCGTTGGCATTTTACTAAGCCTAAACGGTTTATTTCTTTGGTTCTAATAAATATCGTTAACACTAAACGGAGCACACAATGGCAGAAGAAGTTAAAAGCGTAAGCGAAACAAAAAAAGAAGATTGGATGAATTCAAAATGGCGTCCAATGATGGGTTGGATGTATATGGTGATATGTACCATGGACATGGTAGTATTTCCAATCTTAT